CAGTAGCGAGGGTATCTTGTGTTGCAGGCTACCCCCCTCTAGGTACCATTCTGTGCTATGGTAAGTATACCATACTACACAATAATAGCTAGGTACCTATTAGAGGCATTCTATAACGCTTGGTTATACTTTTTCAACATCTCACACTCTACCTTAGATACTCGCACTAACCTCTTAATTTCATTATCGTTTTCATGTCCTGAGTTGATAATATAGGTAATATCATCATTGACCCATACAGTGGCTTTATCTGGTGTCATACCACTGTCTGACTCATCTCCACATAGGGCTATTGCGTGTCTATACCCCTCTATAGATATGATACCTTCTCCCCAGATAGGTATATATACCCCTGCTAAGAAGGATCCTGTAAGGAATAGGCTATATAGGGTTACTTTGATTGCTTTGTTCATCTGTTTGTTCTTCTTTCTTTACTATATAGTTAATAAGCTTACTTCTTTAGTACATATACGTGTATATCTAATACTTGATACATACTAGTAGGGCTATTTATTATATAGTTGAACACTACTTCTATGGTCCAGAAGGAGTGAATATAGGTATGGGCAGGATTGCTTAGTACCTATCTTAATTTAGGTTATGGTAATACACATGGGCCGGAGGCCCTGTATATACAGTGAGTAAGAAAAAACGACCTCCTGAGAGGCCGTCTAAGCGAGTTTATCTTATTTTCCCTACTGGGACATACCCCTAATTATGCCTCCTTAAGAAGCCCTACCCTTATATTAGTAAAACTAATAAAGGAATATCATGATTAGGAGCATATGGGAAGGTTTATTTTATTAATTCTTATTATCAACTGGTTGTGCTTTGAGAAAGTCCACCTGCTGATCTGCATAATATCGTTCAATCTTTTCACTCTTAACTTTTACCCACTGGGCCAGACGCCCCATATCGTCACATAGGTAGTATTCAAGTTCTTTAGCATGAGCAGTACTCTCCATATAAGTGTCAACACTCACGAGAGGCCCACCTGAAGCATATCGCCTCAAATTGTCATTAGCCCATTCCTTTGTATCGGCCATTTTATTCAACGTACGCGAACCTGTCTTAATCGCCACTTTCCTATAAACTGCTTCAGAGGTCTTGTTACGCTTGATCATTAGGGTAGCAACCAAGCGGCGGGCATTTCGTTTAATCTTAGACATCTTGTTTTCCTTTTCGGTATCAGCGGCTTAATTGCCACCATCCTATACTTGAACACTCGTAATGCTCAAGCATAGTAGGTGACAACCTAGCCTCGATTGAGAACATAGGTGATAGCAGAAATCTCTTTCTGAACAAGAACAAGACGCCGCTTGTTCCAAGCTGCATCACTGAGAAAACTCTCATGTTGGTGTTTAAAAGCAAAAGGGGCATCGACAAGCCCGACCTTTACTTTCTCATCCTCAGAGATGTCGTACTCAAGCTGATCCCTTTCCTCACACCAGTCCTGAAGCTCAGCAGACAGTTCTTTTCGTTTAATGTCGTTCATCTTGTTTTCCTTTTGTTTGTGTTTCGCCAAGGCTGGCATCATCAGTATATGGGCACCACCCCATATAGACACCCCCTCCCGTAGGAGGGGTATGTACACTAGTCAATCAACAGCTCACCCACCACCACAGGCATGATACCCATAGGGGGAGTACACTCATTATCATTATTGGCCTGGGTAGTAGGGGCAGGTAGTGCATCCCTATAGCAGGACATAGCCACCAGTGCCTTGTCCATACCACGACGGGTGCACCTGACATCACAGACAGGTAAGCCACCTGCAGTGAAAGACACACGCATCACCCCATACCATGAAGTATACACATGCCAACGTACATCAGTACATGACACAAGGCGTGCTAAAACACTGATAACACTATACTTACTACTCATACTTATCTCCTACTGGATACACACTAACTCATGCATACATACACCATGTACATATACACACATACACATCAGCCAATATCAACAGCAACAGGCACACACATCTTAGCTGGCACTAATGCAACAGGCTTAGGCACACACACAGTAACAGATGCTTGTGCTTGACACACAACAGCACGCTCATCACACCTATCAGCAGCAGAACGCAAGTTCTTAGCAGTAGCTGTCCACATCGCGGCCTCTTTCTCTTTTCCCTTCTGGTATCCACTCTCATAACCAGCAATCATCTCAACACGAAGAGCATTCATCTTATTTTTGATGGAATCAAACATCTTACTTATCCTTTGGTTGTACACACGAAATTGTGTGAAGAGGTACCCAAGACAACACATTCAGAATGAAGTGTTTAAGGGTTACCCTGGGGGTCGATCAGGAGTAAGGAGTCTCTTACTACCTAAAACACCACTAGGTACCTTACTGAAATAATTAGGAAAACACCTACCTAAGGAAAAATTTTCCCAACTTGAGGTTTGCCTAAATCTGAAATAATATAATATTCGGAAAACGTCCTCCTAAGGGTTTTTATCAAGGTGATTCTATTGTTGGTTTTATACTCCCTAGGAGTTATACTGTTCTCCTACCTATATGTAGCAAGGACTTGGTAATGAACCCTATTTCTTTTATCCCTGATAACGTCTACAACATAGCAGGCAGGGGAAATGTCTACACAGCAGTTGGCCGTGAGCAACCTCAGACTCAACACATCAAACCCGGTGACACTGTTCTAATTGAAGACAAGCTCTATATCTGCAGAGGTATTGAGACCATGGGAGGCTGTCGCAAGAGAGGCGTAGGTTTCCTACTGAAACCCAAGGAGACCCACATGAGCGACCCTATCTCTACTCCTTCTGGACTTTGTCCACCTTCTATACACTTAGAAGACCCAGACCCTTCAGGCTTTATCCACATCTCAGGCCCTGATCTAAAATACGACAGAGAGATTTGGCATGGCATCAACGAACCAACGCCAGGGAACTTTCTTTCACCTAATGACCCACGCTATGTAGACTTAGAAACTAAAAAGGCCACAAGAACCTTATTCTCAGGTGTAGGCTATTTAGACCTAATAGAAGACCTAAACGAGGAAGACTACTAACATGTCTAAAACAATATCTCACCAATATATAGACTACGACCCCCTACTCATGATGGGACAGTCTGAACCAGTAGCCTACCAAGGCATACAACATATTTTCTACTCTGATGGAACATATGAAACCTTCTCTGTCTTCAAAGATGCAGGAGACAAAGACTGGAGAAGATCTAAATGACCATCCTACAAAAACCAGATGATCTCTCTGATGAAGACTGGGAAGAGATCCTAGAAGACCATGCAGAAAAGCACAAAACAGACAGTTGGGATACACTAGAACAAATTAGAAAACTATTAAACAACTCTCAACTAGAAGCAATGAGCATGATCAAGAAGTCCTCTAGATTTGGCAGCAAATGCCCGTATTATATAAAATCTAAAAAAATATTCTACAGAGACTCAGCAGCAGAAATACTATCTCTCCTAGAGAAATTCAACAGGGAAAAAGAAGAGCTTAATACCACAACAAGGCCCACAAACTCACCTCTTCTGGATCAAAACAAATGACAGACGAAAAAGATGACAGCTTAAGACTAGAAGAACTTCTACCCCCACCTAGAAGTCTATCTATAGTTACCCAATCAGCTTGGACAGACATAGAAAACAAAACACATAAAACACTCCAACAAACACTAGAAGCTGGAGCAGAAGACTATTCAGACATAGAACTAAACAAAGAACAAGAAAAGGTCCTACTAAAAACCCTAAAGAAGATGGCAACAGGAGCAGCAACCTTTGCCCCCATGAGATGTGCAGCCAGCCAATGCCCCTTTGCTAGAGAGTGTGCCCTACAACAAATGAACAAAGCACCTCTAGACAAAGACTGCCTCCTAGAAACAACTATGCTAAAAGAGTCAGTAATGAACTACGTAGTAGAGTATGACGTAGATCCCAACTCCTTCACAGAAATAGGAATATGTACTGAACTAGCAGAAATAGAAGTTCTACAGTGGAGACTAACAATGACCCTACGTAGACCAGAGAATGCAACTCTAGTAACAGATCAATCCGTAGGCATAGACAGAGACGGCAATGTAATAACAAACCTCCAAGTCTCACCAATCTTTGAACAAAAACAAAAACTAGCCAACAGAAAAAGTAAACTAGTTAAATTGATGGTTGGAGACAGACAGGAGAAATACAGAAGAGAAGCCGCTCTAAAACAGAAAACAGATGAAGATGCCAGTTCCAGCATGGCCAATGTAAAACAACAACTTAAAGATCTACAATCTCAAGTTAAAAAGGCAGATTCCCAAATAATAGATGCAGAGATCGTAACTCCAGAATCTCTTATTGACCAGACGATAGATGAAGGTAACAATAAGTCTGGTGATTAGACTTGAAGCTCCCTGAGCCCTTCATATTCGACATAGAGACTGGTGGACTAGATTCTTCTGGAAAGAGGGGTTCTTCCATCCTCTCTGCGTCCTATTCGTCCAACAGGAGCCTGGTCCAGGAAGCATTTGCCCATCCCCAGTCAGGAAGCTGGTTAAGCAAGTTTTCTCAAGAAAATATTATACCTCAGGTATCACAAGCATCTAGAACCTTTCCAGAAAGAGATGTAATCAAACAGTTCATAACAGGACTACAGGGAGCACCAGCAGGTAGCCCTGTCGTTGGATTTAATAGTTCCAACTTCGATATACCCTTCATGCAACAAAGAGCTAGAATGCATGGACTTGAGGGTGAACTATCATCAGCCCTGAGGGGTCACAGACAAATAGACGTTGGTCTTAGAACAAAGAAGATACTGGGAGAGACCATAGGTGCTCACCTTCAACAGGGGACGTTCAGGGAGCAGCTGGGTGGCAAAACTTGGAGCCAGGCCCAGACGGCCTGGGAGAAGCTGCCCCACTCCAGTAGACCAGTTGAATACAACATGCTTCGTCAGATGGAGGCCTTCGGTAATCAAGTAGAGCGAAGAGGTCCATCTGCTGTGAAGGACTACCTAGCTCGTGGTTGGAGACTGGAGCAGATATTTCCCCTACTTGAGCCCGACTCGAAGCTAACCTCACAAGCCCACCAAAGTAGTGCTGATGTCAAAATGACTCGACGCCTCTACGATGCCATTGGTACAGGAGAGATGAGGAGGGTAGCTGAAACTCCCGAGTTTGCTCGTGGCTGGTTAGCCTCTACAGTAGCAGGATATAAAAGTGCACCTTCTAAAGCAGAAAAAGCTGCAGGAGAGTTCTTTTATCCCAGTAAGTCTGAAAGAGCTAGGGTTGCCTGGCAGAACATACCTAAACTTCTAAGAAGGTTTGGTGCTGGTGCTGGCATCCTTGCAGCTGGTTTAATTACAGCAAATGGTCTATCCAGTGCCTTCTCTGCTAGTGATGATGAATACAATACAGTAGAAGGTTTAAGACATGGTGGTTTTGCTGAAGTTCTTCGTAAACAGATGACAGAGTTTGGTAGTGGCTATATAAGAATTGCAGCCCGTATGTTACAAGCTGGTAAAGTTGCTATCAAGGGTGGTGTTCATGAAACTTATAATCTAACAGCTCAAGTTGCTGCAGATACAATGAAAGGTGCCCCACTGGCTATAGGTGCCACAACAGCAGCAAGTGCAGAAATGATTCACTTGGGAATGACTGCAGCAAGCGGAGGTTTGACAGGTGGTGCTATAGCTGGTGCTGCAGGTACTTTTGCGGCCACTAAGTATATCTATGCAGGACTAAAAAATAGACGTGCTATTAAAGAAGTAGCTGTAGCAGCTGCGCAGCAGCCACAGTTAACAAAAAAGCTTGTCAAAACGGGATCATCTAATTTTCGTAAACAGCTTGTCGATTTTATTAAAACAGGAGAACAAAATGAGCTAGGTGCCTTTATTAGCCTAGGTGGCGGAAAGCTTGGAAGACAAGCAGCTATTGGAGTTGCTGAATCTCGACAAGGATTTGATGATGCTTTTAATGTTATTGAAGGTATGGGCCACAAGGGGATAGCCCAAAATATTCGCAAGAAGATGACAGGGTTTGGTTCTGGTTGGGATGCTCTACGTGCTCTAACTAAAGGTAAGGAAACCTTTAAACAGATGACACAGAGTAAGGGATTCCAGGAGGCACTAAGTACAGCTAAGCAGGGAGCCCGTCTTGGTGACGAAAGTGCTTTTGGTGAAGCCTATTTAATGAAAGGTCAATTTAGAGGTAAAGAATTTTCCTTCGTTAGAAAAAGAGGAGAGATGGGAACAGAAGAAGTTTCAACTATGCAAAAGTTTGAAGACAGCTTCGGTCCCACTGTTTATGCATCAGGCAGTAAGGATAAGCAGCATTTTATAGACATGGAGCTTTTTGAAGGGCATTCAGCTGCTGATGCTCTTGATCAGGGTCTATTTAAGGCATCCCATATGAGTAAATTACAACAGAACGTTGAACACATGCACAAGAAAGGGTACGTCCATGGTGATCTCCACTTTAAAAACGTCATGTTAACAAAACAAGGCCAGGTTGGTGTTATCGACTTTGGCTTTGCTGGTAAAGTAAATACTGAATTTAATATAAAAAGCTTTGAGCATGTACCAGGCAGTTCTGTTAAAGAAGAGGTTATGTCGACCGTAGCCGCCCATGGATACAACGTAAGAGAAACAGCTATGGACATCTCTGAGCTTCAAAGACACGCAGCCAAGCTAGATATGCCGCTAGATCTTAACCGAGGAGCACTGGCTGAGAAAAGTGTTATTTCTGGTAAAGTAAACCCTGCACGTCAAGCGAGAATTGCAGCACGTAAGCTTCGTAGGGCAAAAGCACAAGCAGCTGCATCTGAAGAGTTATCAAGATCTGGTTCTTCTGGTGGTAAAAGATCAAGATCAGGATAGAATCATATAATGAGCTTTTTACAAGATGCATATCATAATATTCCAATTGGCCTGCCAAACTCATCAAAAGACTTTGCACAGGGATATTATGGTAGTCCTCAACCCTATCGTAATATAAATATGAGTTCAGGAAAGAACCTAACAGGTGCAACCTCCAGAGCTATGAGCTTTACCCCAGATGTAGGCGCACACGATTCTTTTCTAGAGAAGAAAATGAGAAGTAGAAGTAGAAAGGTGTGGGCTGGAAGGGGAAAGATGATTGGCGGGGCAGCCTTAAAGACAGCAAGCTTAGCAGGTAGTGGTGTAAGTGGTTTATATCGTGCTGCAACAAGTCCAGCTGCTAATAAGTCTTATAAAGCTGCAAATGCATTTTCTAAATTAGCATTTGGTGCATCTATTCCTCAGATAGGGGCAGTCGCAGGTGCGGGACTCCTTGCCTATGGAATGTTATCTGATGATCCAGTTGGGGGGCTACAGGCTGCAGCTCAGGGAGCAAGTGCAATGCGAAGTGAAATGAAATCCTATACTCAACAATTTAAAAGATCAAGTTATCGGTCTACAGAGTTTCAACAGTCCACTCAGGGTCTTGTCTTTGGACTTCACGGGAGTAGAACAAGATGATAAGTAGATTTATATCAACTGGTCTTTCTGCTGTCGGTAGATCTCAAAAAGTTCGTAGTGCAGCAGGTTTTGCTAAAGCAGGAGCTATTGGAACTGCAACAGTTGCAGGTTATGGTATTAGCGCTGGAACGGGATATTACTCCTATGGACAAGACTACGGTGCTGGTGCTGGTGTGTTAATGGGTCTGGGTGAAGCAGCACTGTTTGATATGGCAATAAGCGCTGGTCCTCATGGATGGGCTGTTGGAGCTGCAGCCGTTGGTGGATATTTTGCATACCAAAAGGGTAAGGAGATTTACACTTCTAATCGGCAAGTTAACATGTATAGACCATTTATGGATAGTTATGGTACACTAAATCAAATGAAGATGCAGTCAGCAAGATCTCTTTCTAGAGATAGGTCTGCAATGTCTAGAACTCTAGGCAACGAAGCTAGAATTCTTCACAGATAGGAGTTGTTTTAATATGCCAGGGGCAGGTTTTTTCTTAGGTAGTGTGGTTGGCGATGGCGCATATTTTGCCAAAGGTGCTTTTAGTCGGGGGTCTCAAGCAATCGGTGCTGCTAATATGGCAACTCTAGCTGGAGCAGCTGGTGGCGGCATCTATGGTGGAACTATAGGTCGTGACCGTGGACAAAGTCGTTTGGGCGGAGCCCTTACTGGAGCCATGGGTGGCGCTGCTATGGGTCGCTATGGTAGAGCTGGCATGCGCGGTGCTAGACGTGGATATAGATCAGGACACCTACGTGGTATGAAAGGGATAACAGGGGATATCTCAGGTGGTCAACGATTGGGGATTAGCGCAATGCGTGGTATGGGAAACATGGGGGCTCAGGGCCGCAGAGACTTCAATTACATGGCGAGCTTAGCACGTAGATCATATGGTAACTTAGGCGCTAGCCTTAGAGGGAACCTTGGAGTTGGCAGCTTCGGCGGCGGTATCTAATCATTGGCACTCAATCTATTAAATACAAGTGAAACTTGTCGTAGTTGCGTTAAGAATTACACCTGCAAGCATAAGCTAAAAAAGGGCTCAACCTTCCAGATTCAATGTGGAGGCATCCCTGAATCTTATGTAGGTGATGAAACAGCATCACTCATTCCAGCACATGACAACATTGCCCTGCTTCTGGATCCTGTAACTTGGGCAGCAGAAGTTTTAGATTGGCATTGTCTTGATCCAGATCACAGTGTCTGGATAAGAAAAAATGCAGAAGAACGTGACAGGTTGGTAGAGAGGTTTCCAGGAAGAGCCTCTAACTACCATCGTCCTTATCAGGCAGAAATGCTCCGTTGTTTACAAGGGGATTCTAAAATATTTCTAGCTGATGGAACTGTTAGAAACATCAAGGATGTAAAAGTTGGAGACAAGGTTGTTACCTATAATGAAAATAGAAAACAGACTCAAAACTCTTATAAAGTATTAAACACCTGGGATAATGGTCTCAAAAATATCTATAAAATAGAACTCACTAATGGTGATATATTAAAAGTAACTGACAATCACCCTATTCTTTCATGGGTTAAAGCTGGGGCAACTAATCAATTATTTGGTCACAAGTCCTTTAAAAGAGTCTACTCCTCTATAGAAAAGGGGCTCTCTGTGGGTGATCGTGTATATACATTAAATAGCTTTGGAATATTTGGAAACGAAAATTCAATCAATCTTGCAAAGCTATTAGGTTATATTGTGACAGATGGTTACGTATCTAATACTAGCGTTGTTGGTCAAAAGCATGTTGTTCAGTTTTCAAATACAAGAAGAGAATATGTTGAAGAGTTCGCTGATTTAGTTCAAAAACATTTTAAAACAAATCGTCCACTAGTATCCTACAGGCCTGCTCAAATTAGCAAGGATGGGGTTTCTCATAAAGAATTTTGGACAATTAGCATATCTGGCAAATCACATCCGCTACTGGTGTTTTTAAGAGATATCGGCTGTAGGGATAAATATACGAGAGAGTTATCTATTACTAATTTTGCATTTAAGTTTTCAAAAGAAGCATTGTCTTATTTTATTAACAGGTCGTGGTCTGGTGATGGTTGTGTTTATCTTAAAAAAGAAAACCACCTAAGCCACCTAAGGGTAGTATTGTCACTATCTAGCGGTAGTGATGACTTCTTGAGATTATATAGACTGTTGTTAAAAAAGATTGGCATTGCAACGAGTAAGGTCTATGTCGATATGAAAAAGAATGGAGACGTATCTAGGTCTCTAGTTATTAATAGAATTAGTGATATAGAAACCTTTCTGAATTTTTCTGGTCCTATCTATGGAAAGGAACAGAAGTCTTTATTAGCTTTGTCAGAAACTAAAAAAAGGAATCATAATAAAAAGCGTGGAAAACTAAAGACTACTACTAGAACTAAAATTAAAAGCATAGAGTTGATTGGCCAAGAACCTGTCTACGATATAGAGGTAGATACACGTCACAACTTTGTTAGTGATGGGGTCATAGTTCATAATTGTACAGCAGAAAGAAAAATCTTTCGTATTGGGCGTCGAGCAGGCAAGACAGAGAGTCTTGTTATATCTATTCTGTTTCACATGTTCACTAATAACAATTTTAAAGTTGTTCTCATCACTCCTTTTCAATCACAAATTGATCTAATCTTTGCTCGTTTACAAGAACTACTACAAAGTAAACCTGCACTTTCTAACTCTATTAGACGAAACGTTAAAGCTCCTCAATATTCGATGGAGCTTCACAATGGTTCCTATATAAAGGGTTTCACTGCAGGAACTAAGTCAGGAAGTGGTGCAGCTAGTGCTCGTGGTCAAGATGCTAACATGCTTGTGTTTGATGAAGCAGATTATCTAAGTAAAGCTGATGTCGAAGCTGCTATGGCTATCACCATTGACCATCCAGACGCTCTTGTTTGGATGAGTTCCACTCCATCTGGTAAACGTGAGAAGTTCTATGACAACTGTCGTTCTGATAAGTGGCGAGAGTTTCATTACTCATCAGCAGTTAATCCTAACTGGGATCCAGAGATGGAACAATACTTTAGAGATGAGTATACGGATATCGGCTATAAGCATGAAGTCTTGGCTGACTTTGGTGAACAAGAAGAGGGTGTCTTCCAGGTTCAATACGTTGAGGCTGCACAGGTTGATTATGAATATGAAGACATGTCTCCACAGCCAAGCTGGCTATATAGTATAGGTGTAGACTGGAACTCTCCAGCTATTGGTACAACCATCAGAGTGATTGGTTTTAATCCAGCAACTAGTAAGTTCTACATTGTAGATCAGGACATTGTTCAAAGAGCAGGCTGGACACAACTTGCAGCATGCGATCGTATCGCAGAGTTTAATAGAAAGTGGAGACCATTCGCTATTTATGTAGATCGTGGCTATGGAGCAATGCAAGTAGAAGTACTGCATAAGTTTGGTTATGACTCAATGTCTAATCCAGAGAAGGGACCTAAGCATATTGACTCAAGACTTCCTTTTATTGTTAAAGCTTATGACTTCGGAAGCAAGGTAGAGACCCACGATCCCTTTACTAAAGAAAAGGTTAATAAACCAGCAAAGGGCTTCTTAGTTGAAAATTCAGTTAGAAGGTTTGAAGCTGGAGATATTCTATTCCCCGAAAGTGACATTCAGATGGCAGCAGAGTTGATGGGTTACATAGTCAAGAACGTATCTCCAACTGGACAGTTTGTGTATGCTACAAACAGTGAGGGCTTGGGAGATCACAATCTTGATGCCTTAATGCTAGCTCTTGTTGCCTTCACTCTTGAAAAAACCTCGTTTGGCAAGCCTGGATCAGATCATCGCATATTGTTTTCTCCAATAAGACACAATAATTTTGATCCAAACATGGGAAGCGGCGCACCTACTCAGCTACAGCAGGCACAGGCTGCTAAGCCAGACAATGACAGATCTGCCTTTGAAAATCCAAATAAGACTCAGTTTGGATATAGAGCAAGAGAATCTTTACCGCTTTGGACAGAACCAGTTGAAAAACAACGGAAAGAGTCTTATATTCCAGGTAGGTCAAATGTTTCCCCTGGGAGAGGTTCCGACTTTAGAAAAGGCGCACGTGGTGGTCCACCCAAGCGCAAGAATATTTAAGGTGATATAAATGGCATTAGCAATATACCTACTGGCAAGTAACGATTCTGTACTATCCCAGAACGGCGATCTAATTAATCCACTAGCTGTAACATTCGATGGTAGATCAGGCGGCTATAAACAGTTTCGTTTATATGTCAGAAATAATAGTGCTCTTTATTATTACGACAATATCACCATGACAGTGCAGGATACTAGCGGTAATAATATTGTTGATAGATCAGTAGATAGTTTTACGTGGAAGCTATCTGAGGGCGACAATCAACCAACTCAGGCTGACTGGGATAATACAGCAGCAGCCAACACTATTAACTTCACAGATATAGGTGCACCATCATCTCCAGATACATCTACTTTTCTACCCTTCTGGGTAAGAATTGAAATCCCAGCAGGGCTAGACGTTCAAACATTTGATGATGTGCAGTTTGTTCTACATGGCCAGGAGAATCTAATCTAAAGTGCTAGATGCGTTTAATAAATCTATTTTAAATAGGAGACCCTTGATCCAGTTCGTTGGACCAAGGTCTGTAGATACTATTCCAGAGCCTTCTCCATCTACTCCTCCAATAGAAACACCTGAGCGTATACAACAGCTCATTGATGGGTTTACAAATTTAAATAAAGCAGCCGTGATCGCAGAACAGCTAATTGCAGATCGTGCAAAAGATGTTGTCTTAACACTAAACCCCGATAATCCAGAAGAGTTTGCAACAGCACAAGCAGCCGCCAGGTTGTTTCCAGATTGCGCAAAAGAACTGCCCAATCTCTCTGGTATTAAAGTTTGTACAGAAATAACATTTCCTATGTATAGAAAGTGTATGTCTGATTTAAAAGCACACGGAAAAGATGCTGGGCAGAGAAATCAGATTCCTGCTGTTAATCCTGGTCCTGAAACTAACTTTGGGGGAGCAGGAGAAGATAGGCGACCTGAGCTTAATCAGATGTCTATTATTATTCCACCTGTACCTATTCCTGCATATCTAATTGCAACTATACCTTTAATGTTCTTAATGCTGCATCCACTAAGATCTCTTTATGTGAACTCAAAAATCGCTGGTCACATACATAATGTAACAACTCCAGCGCCAGGGTCGCCTGTGGGTCCAGGTATTCCTGTAAATCCCGTTTAATATTATGGAAGCTACGAAACTACAAGACTGTTCGCAGGTCGCTAAACTTTTCCAGAAGAAGATGCTCTCTGCGCCTGCGGAGGATAATGTTATTGGGGGTCTAATGTCCTGCACTGTAATGATGCAGGTGGGTGCCGATAGTGCCAGCTCAAACCTTACCAATGCTATATCACCACCAATCCCTGATATAATACAACAGTTGTTAAATGCAGCTTCAGAATCCAGTATTAGCGTGGAACTTCCCATCGACGCTTCTGGAATTCTTGCAGCTGGAAATCAAATGTCTGGCTTGGGATTAGAGTGGCTAGAGAAATGTGTCCCTTGCTCTCTACGATTAAAATTTAGGGCAGACTTGGCGCTTAGCTTAAACGATACCCTTCTTAATACACTTGAAGATCTACTAGGGAACTATCTAAAACAGTTAGCTTTTATTATGAATATGCTAAATGCCTCTGACGTATATCAAGATGCATGTTTATTACTAAAAGCTCTTAATGATGTTTGCATTCCTGATATACAAAGAATGATATCCCTCATGTCTGCAATGTTATATAGGCAGACATCCAAGGAGATACTGGAGAGCACTGACATAATGAAGCTGTTAATTCAGCCTATATTTGAACCTATATTCACAAACATCACACAGCTTTTTGGTCAATACAAGGTTCTTGTTACGGACCCCCTACAGTGTGTAATAGGACAACTAAGCGCATCACTAGAAAAAATAAAAACCGGTGGGTTCTTAGAGAATCAGAACATTTCAGCAATTGAAAGCAGAACTAATGAACTAGAACAGATCACTGGCATAACAGGCACTGAGCAGTTAACAGGTGTAGATTTTAATAGTCCAGCTGTTAGTGGTGCACTTCGAAGCGCTAGATCTGCAGGTTTAAGCTATGATGACTACATAAGTAATATGCAGAACAGTCTAGGCTCTTCTGTTTTTCATCTGAAAAGAATCGTTACAAGTGGTGTAGTGGAGGTAGAAAGTGTTCTTGCTGAGTTACTATCTGAACTGGATAAGTTTGTCGGTGGGGGTCAACAGGAAACACTGGAATTCTTAACAAAACAATATGATAAGCTGTTGATTGTTAGGATGATACAATTTTTAATTGCTACAGTTCGGGCTCTTTCTGGTGGGTTGAATTGTGAAATACCAGATGCAGAGGCTGCAAACTCTGTTCTTACCCAATTCTTTGAAGAATTCTTAGGTCCAGAAAGTAATGTGTTAATATCTGTAGATACGACAACAAATAATATCATGCTTGTTCTTGATACTAATGTTAACGATATTTTGGGAGAATCTAATATAACAATTGATCCAACTGGAAATAATGAGGTAGATCAGGCAGTTGATGCTATAATAACTCAAGCTAATACGCCAGTAAGGGTAATACCACAGTGTTTCTTTGAGGCACAGACCCCAGATGACAATAAGCTAGCAGCCTTCTTGGCTGAACTTGATAATACAGAGGTTTAAAAAGGGAATGAATATTTTTGGTTTTCAACTTGGAGATAAGGTAAATTTTCCTATTATTTCAGATAGTAATATTAATGTAGGAATCAAAGATCGTGGTCCAGTTATTCGCCCTGAGCTTAAGGGCTTTTCTATTCCTGAACACAAGCAGCCAGCTAATATTTTACCTGTTAAGCCAAATGTTCTTAGCTATAATACAGACAGGGGTAGACGTGGTGACTTTATACAGTCTGAATATGATCTTTCCCAGGTTGGCCGCGTAGAGGATACCGACTCCTATGTTCATCAGGCTTACCTAAAGAAGATTGGCCTACTATTTAAAGAAGGTTATGAATTCGTTGGCCCAAATCCTCGTACTATACAATATATAAAATCACGACTTGACCAAATAGCACGTGCTACAAGTATCCCCACAGATGAACTTGTCAAAGCCATCGGTTCTGGATTGATTAAAAAATCCAATGCTTTTCTTGTAAAAGTAAGGAAAGAGTCTGCATCAGGTGGACAACCTAGACAGGTTCCCGGAAAAGAGAAGCTATTACAGCCAATCGCTGGATACTTTATTGCTCCACCAGAAACAATGCTGGTTGATGCTGACAAGTTTGGTAAGGTCCGCCGTTGGAAACAACGTATGCATGATGGTAGCTTCAAGATCTTTGCAGCAGAAGATGTTGTACATTTCTACTTCAACAAGAAAGAAGGTCTCATGTTTGGGACGCCCACTCTAGTTCCAGTCATAGATGATATTCGTGCTCTTAGAAAGATTGAAGAGAATATAGAACTTCTTATATATCAACACTTATTTCCACTATTCCATTACCAAATAGGTAGCGATGCTCAACCTGCAACTATTACAGAACAGGGTGAGACAGAAATTGAAATCGCCAGACGTGAAATTCAATACATGCCTTCAGAAGGCGGTATCGTTACTTCTCATAGACACAATATCGAACTTATTGGTACAGAGAATAGAGCCCTACGTGCAGAGAGTTATCTTGAACATTTCAAGAAGAGAGTCTTCTCTGGTCTTGGTATTTCAGCTGTAGATATGGGTGAAGGTGAATGTTACGATTCTAGTACTCAAACACTAACTGAATCTGGGTGGAAATTCCACTGGGCTATCGATCATACAAAAGAAAAGATTGCCACTTATAATCCAGAAAGTAAAAGGATTGAATTTCACATTGCTAATTATAAGTATGAAAATCCTTATGTTGGTAAGATGATCAAGTTTAAAAACTCAAGAGTAGACATTCTTGTCACTCCAAATCATGACATGTGGGTTTGTACAAACGATGAATGTATGTGGACCAAGATGTCTGCAAAGGATATCTTAGCTGGCAAAGCTGGGTACAAGTGTCACCTACTTAGTACAACCTCTTTTGCAGACAAGGCAAATGTTAAATTACCTCACAAGGACGAAATAAGTCTTGCTGCTGTTGCTGGCTATATAGCTGGCAATGAACCTATGTGGAACGAGCCAGGTGACTTCTTGTTCTTAAAAGGAAGAAGGGGTACTGGTCAGGAAGAGGATATAATCAAAGTCTTATCTGACTTGGAAATTCCTTGGACAGCCCAGAAGGTAGGAAATAAGAACTGCATAAGAATTGATGCTAATACTCTGGGTGGATTCTTCAAGAAATTTACCACGGTAGAGGCTTTTAGCTGGGCAGAGAACTTTACTCTAGCAGCTAGGAAGGTGTTCGCTTGTAACTTCACGAAGGTAGCCTTCAGAAAAAGAGACAGTAGAAGTGGCGGACTTGAATACTATATGAGAGTAACCGAGCCGCTTGTTGTTGACTTGATCCAGAGACTTCTAATATCTGCTGGATATAACTGTAATATTTCTGAAAAACATAGTCCTGAAATCGGTCACTTCTTTTACCTAAGAGCTAACCTGAGGGAACGAAAAGCTCGAAACAGATTTTTGAACATCAAGAGAGATGTTAGTGAGGTTGATTATAGTGGGATTATTTATTGCTATAATGTTCCCAATCACCTTTTCGTAACTAGACGTAATAAACTTATTACTATCCAGGGTAATACTGCAAACCGTGCTACTTCTGATAATATGTCACAGAATCTTGTTGACTCTGTAAAAGACATTCAAAGAACTCTAGAGTGTCAGGTTAATGATTTTCTAGTTAGTGAGCTTTTACTAGAATCTAACTTCGGTTCTGATGTACTAAACCAAGAACACAAAGTGTTCCTTAAGTTTAAAGAGATCGATTTAGATCATCAGATTAAAAAAGAAAATCACCATGCAGATCTATTTGCAAAAAATGCTATTACCATTCATGAAGCAAGAATTGGAATGGGAAGACAGCCATTTGATATCCCAACTTCTCTAGAGGCCCAAGAGATAGAGGATCTAGCAGAACAGTTCCCAGAGTGGCATTCTACATTCTGGAAGCTAATAGATGAGCCCAAAGCTTTAATCCAGGCTGTTGATGAACCCTTCACTCCAGCTGCGAAGGCTGCTGCTGCTTCAAGGTCTACCTCTGTAACAGAAACTCAAAGAGTTGAAGCTGGAGAGGAGCAGTTACAAGCAGAAGAAAGAAGAGCAAAAACTGCAGCTGCTAATAAGCCACAGGCAAAGACAACAGACTTCTTAACCCCAAAGTATAATGACTTAGAGAGTGACCTTGTAGAGATGGTTAATAAGAATGGTTTTGACTTCTTCCTGTTTAGACAGCTTGCTATTTCAACTCAAGATTCTATGTCTAAGGATCTCAATAGCCGAGCAAGTGCAGCTTTCATGAGGGGTTATAAAGAACTGAATAGTGATAGTAATCAACAAATTGATGCGTCTATTCGCTCTCGTTCCAAGATCCAACAACGTATAGATTTCTACATAGAACGACTGATCAGAGATACAATCAATGCTGTAGATAGGCAGAGTATTGCGGATCTGTCAAAGGGTGATAGAATCCACAGAGTTAAAGCTGTCTTTGATTCATTTAGGTTTAGAAACAAATTCATGGAAGATGTAGAGATTAGGAAAGCACATAACCTTGGTTTTCTTGAAGCAGCTAGAGACTTGAAGTTTAGTGAATGGAGAATTGCTGCCCCAGAGGACTCTTGTGATAAGTGTAAAAATGCCTCTGCAGATTCTCACTCCATTCAATCTAGCTTCGACCTAGAGGAAATCCCTCCGCTACATGCAAGTGCAAGAGCAGAGATCGAAGTTTTTAATAAGGAGTAGACTTATATATGAGCATTGATAATGGACGAAAAACTGATAGAGGTTGGGAATTTAGCGATCAAGTAGATTTTAAAGTTCTAGATTACAACCAGCAGTCTTTTGAAAAAGTACAAGATGATTATATGGGCGCCTTTAAGCCCCAAACTGGCGAACCCCATCCTTCTGGATTAGGTACCCAGCCAGGAACAGAGACTGTTCAACCTACTCAAGTAAATGGTAATGGCCTAGTTATTAGACTAGCTGCCACTCATGCAGGTCTCGTAACTAGAAATAACGGATTCTACTTACCAGATAAGATGCGAGATGGCGCAAAAACATTTACTGAACTATATCCAAAACCAATCCAGGTACACCACGAAGATCATAAAGATCCAGTTGGTCGCGTAGTCCAATCAAGATATGTAGAGACTGTTGGTCAAGTAGTGGATAGGTTCAAAAATCACGTACTGCGAGATTCCAGAAAGAAGGATATTGGCCGTGCTGACTCTGACTTTTGGAAAGACTTCTGCGGTAGTGATAAATCTTTTATTGAAAAATTACAAATGGTTAAGCTAATAGATAGTGTCTTAGGTGATAAGCATTATCGTGGCGTTGGTTTCATTGAACTAACAGCCGATATTACTGACCCAGATGCCATCCAAAAAGTTTTAGATGGTAGATTCTTAACCGGTTCTGTTGGAGCTATATCTGACAAAGCCGTATGTTCCATTTGTAGTACTAATTGGTTAGATGAGGAACACTGTGGTCATAGACCTGGAAAGGTATATGAAGACAAGAAGTGTTTTGTTATTGCCGGTAGCTTGGATTATGACGAATATTCATTTGTTAATACTCCAGCTGATCGACATTCAGGTGTTCTATCTATCGAATCAAATGGTATTTTGGATAGCGTAAAGGATAAAAAAGCAAGCATGTTCTTGTATCCTGTCGCTGATTACTTTCACAAGGAGGATTCTGCAATGGATATTGATACCAAGGCCGATGATGACAAAGTCAAAGATGAAGTTAAAACTTCTGAAGAGAGTGGAGATGAGCCCACTGTAAAAGCAGAGGAAAACGCTAAGGTAGAAGCTGAGGTTAAAGACACAGCTGAAACAGTTGCAGACTCCGAAGATAGCTCAGAAACAAACAAAGAAGTCATTCAGGATGACAATGAATCTAAAGGTGATGTCCTCCCTATTCTGGATAAGATCTTTAGCGTTCAAGACGGTCAATCCTATGACTTTAACTTAACAGACGAAGAAAGCCTCTTGCTTAACGATGCTTTTAATGAGTTGCTTGAAGACAAGCTCTCGGTTGAGGACCGTGAGAAGTTGCCAAAGAGTTCGTTCTGCGGACCAGACATGTCCCTGCCTGTTGTAGACTGTGCTCATGTTAATGCAGTTTTGAAACTAATGGACAGCTCAACAGTTGAATCGGCTAAGAAAAGCAGTGTGTATACTTCTGTCTCCAGAAAAGCGAAAGCAATGGGGTGTGATTGTGTAGAGTCCGACTCGAAAGTTGAAGACTCTGCCAAGGAAACACCTGAAGAAGTAGAGGATTCTCGCCTGACAGCAGACCTTGTACGCTCAGTTCTTAATACTCTTGATCTTGGACTGTATGGAAACCCCTGGGATGAAGAGTCCATGGACGAAGCACCCGCTCTTAAGGATAAAGAGATTAACCAGTTAAAGCAGATGATTATCTCACTTGCAGAACGCATTGGTGAAGATGGTCTACGCAAGGCCTTAGCTCTTACTGGATTAGTTGTTGTTCAGGATGAATTCGATGCTCAAGTTGCAGAGTCAACTAGGCTTGAAGACAAGCTTGGAAACAAGAATGACCAATTAACTGCTCTTCGCCAAGAGTTGCGTGCAACATACTCAGACATTGAAGTCTTAACTGACCAACTCGTAAATGCTAATCACAGCTTACGTAGTCAGAAGATTGCAAGACTTGAGAACTTACACACATTAGAAGGTACGCTTACCGACGATCTTAAGGATAATTTTTCAAAAATCAGCGATGAGGTACTTGACAATTCACTAGAAACAATTTCAGGGAAGGTTGACATGGTTCGCATTGCTGATAAAGTCAATGACGGACTCTCTAGAACACCTAAAGAAACCGTAGACAATCCAACTGAGGTAACAACGCCTTCCGTTACTGAGGAAACTAAAGATCAGGTAGACACAAAGCCTACTTTCCGATCGCAAGACTGGGCAGACAATGAATATCGCCGTATTCTAGTTCAGGAGCAGAACCCAATAAAAGCTAAATCTTTTTATAAAGATGCAGTTGCAAGGGGTTTCGCTCAACCAAAGCCAGATCTTGATAACTAAGAGGAGGAAGAAAGAATATGTCTTTTAACGCTTTTGGCCAATATGAGGCTAATCACAAGACTTGGGATCACGTAGGGAATATTCTTCCTAATGTTGAACACTCTGAAGGTGTTCGCCCAGCGATTGAATACAGACCAGCTGAATGGCTGCCTGTCCAGTTCGCTGATAAGCATTATGAAAATTATTTCGTGATTATGCCAGGTAAAGTTGTAGCTTGTGACCCTAACGGTGATCTTGTTCCTGCGGGTTTAAAAATTCCAGCTGAACTAGCTGGATCGGGTGACGTTGTTACCTATACCACTCGGGACGTAACCGCTGGAACGATCAACGTTGCAACAGGTGCTGCTGTTACTACAGCAGAACTTACTGACGCTGGATCTACTCGTGGATATACTGCAGCAGAAATTGACGCTGCTGGGTTCCTTGGTGTTTCCGGTGTTGCAATCAGCATCTCTCAGCCAGTTGGAGTCGCTCCTTATGCGTATCTTCAATGGGCAGGTGGAGATGGTTCTAACCCAGCTCTATACAAAAATCACAACTATAATATGCAGCATCAGGTAGCCATCCTGTGTGACTACGTATTAGAACTACCACTTGTTCCTGCTACGACTACGGCTGAAGCACTTTCATTTGGTGTTCCAGTTGCTAATGTTTCTAAATCTGATCCAGTTGCTAATATTCCATTAGCTACTAGTACCAAACGTACTGCAATGGCATTTGCAGGTGGAGCTTCGGCTACATTGTTTGTTAATCAGAAAGCCACTGAAGCAGAAGTTGTAGCTAGTGGTGATTGGCATGTAGATACTGTTAATGGTGACATTACTGTATATGCAACCTCTCAACCAACTGGTATCACACTAACTTATAGCCATTACGCTGCTGCGCCTTCAACTGTTTCGACATTTGCAAGTGCTGTTGGCGACCTCAAGTGCGGAGACTTGCTCACTTTTGATGCAGACTCTAACCTCCGCTTGGCATCCGCCGCTAACCTATACATAGGCGACACTTCTGGTGGAGACGAATCCGCTAATGTCGCTCGTGCTATGGGTCTTATCGTTGGACAGGTCTTAGATCGCGATGTCGGTCCTAAAGACTTACTTGAAAGAGTACGTACTGCGTACAATCCTGCAATTAGCACTGATGCTACTGGTGGTAAACCTGCTTATCTTGGTCAACTTGACGAGATGCCTGGTACAGCTACTGGTGGAGCACGTGGTAATGTCCACTATGCTGGCGCTGCAGACACTGTAGTACGTATCAACCTAACTAGGTTCTAAGGGGAGGTAACAGAGAATGAATGATTTTATGTCAATAGATGAGCTTAAGATTAACGACGCAGCCCAGATGGAATATGTGTGGCGTACGGGTCGTGATTCTATCTCTGGCGGATTGGTACGTCTTAGTGACGCACTATCTGTTCCAGACGCACCTATGCTTTTACCAAAAGTAATGAGCAATGTAGTGCGTGAAGCACAAGAGCCTCTTCTTGTGGGAACTTCTTTACTTCAGCGAATTCAATATAGCTATGGTCAAACCATCACCTTCCCAGCCGTTGGTGCCTTGGTCGCAGCTGATATCGGAGAAGGGCAAGAGTACCCAGAACAGAGACTCGCAATGGGCGGAAGCAGCGTAACAGCCACAATCGGTAAAAGCGGTGTAGCCGTTAAAGTTACTGATGAGATGGTTCGTTACAGCCAATTCGATGTAATTGGTATGCATCTCCGTGCAGCCGGTAGGGCACTAGCACGCCACAAAGAACAAAAGATCTTTAATATGATCCGTTCTGTGGGTGTTACTGTCTTTGATAACGTAACTCCAGCACAATCTGTGAAGGGTGTTACTACTGGACGAGGCCTAGATGGCGCTCCAAATGGTTCTGTAACCATGGATGACGTTTTCGATTGCTTCGGTCAGGTTATGACACAGGGCTTTATGCCAAATACCTTGCTTATGCATCCACTAACCTGGATCATGTTTGTCAAGGATCCAACCTTACGTATGTTCGCTCTTATGAGTGGCGGCGGAACTTTCTTCGCTAATCATACTGGTCAGGTTAATCAGCAGTTTAATCCACAAGCCTCACAGGGCGGACTTGGAAGCGGTGCTGGTCAAAACGTTATCGCCCCTGGCGATGGCACAGGCGTTGCTACTCCAAGTAGCTTGACTGAGTTCTCTCAGACAATGAACAGCGCTCCAGCACTACCTAGTTACTTAGGTATGAACTTCAGGATTGTAGTATCCCCATTCGTACCTTTCGATCCACGTACTAGACTAACTGACATTTACATGTTTGATAGTTCTGAACTTGGCGCCCTTATCGTAGATGAGGATATTACTACCGAAGAATTCAACGATCCAAAAGTTGAAATTAAGAAAATCAAATTGCGCGAGCGTTATGCAATCGCTATCCTTCACGAAGGACAAGCTGTTGCAACTATGAAGAACGTACACGTCGTTCCAAACGAAGTTGTTCTCCCAGCTCAAGCAACACTTAATGTAGCTAGCTCAAGCCTAGGACCAATCGGCCCAACTGATAGTGTTCTTTAAGCTGACAGCTTACTAACAATTAGGTATAATGAACGCGAGTGGCTTAACCGCCCTCGCGTTTGTTTTTTATAGGAGTAATAATGACTGACAATATGCCAACGATTGAATTAGATGAAGCACCCCTATTCATAGTGCCTGGGAAGATCCACTTAAGTATAGAAGATAGAGGACCCATATCCTTTGACCCTGCGACCTTGTCAGAAGAGGAAAAGGGCTGGATCAATAATGCACATTTTCTTAAAAAAGTTAAAGTAGATAACGTGAATAAAGAAACTAAAGGTGCAGTAATTCAAGTTTCTAAACCAGCAGTTCAAGATCAGAAACCACTTGTTCATCCTAATAAAGATGCAGAAGAGGAAAAGATTAAAAATCTACTAAAGCTACCGATGGCAAGTCTCAAAAAAGACTTAAAAGGTAGTAATAACTTTCAACTACTTAGAGCTGTTAAGGTTCAAGAGCAGTTGAAAAAGAAACCTAGAAGCAGTTTACTAAAGGTTGTGAACGACAGGCTTGATCATCTACAGAGTCTTGTAACCCAAAAGATTGGCACTGAGGATGTTGGTGATAAACTTAACCCTGTACGTGTAGGTGCAATCAATAGTGATTTTGTATCTGAAGTAACAGATCAAGATGAACGAAAGGTTGTTGTAAGACCCGCAACAGAAGATGACTTTACTGACCTGGAAGTAACAGATGAATAGGAGCTGATTCCTGAATGACTTTAATCTCTGACATTGTAGAAAGTGTATTTCCTGCAGATAACACTGTGGGCACTATCTTAACTGATAGTATTCGTATTACTTTCAACAGGGCTATGGACGAAGAGTGCTTAGCAAATACTATTATAGTAGAAGGTCCAGATACAGATGAGATAATTTACAATTCATATATACCAGACGTTCTTCAACAAGGCGCAGAAACCTCAATCCTAGAAAGTCCAGGGTACAAGGGCATTGTTCCTGGTACGTATACTTTTGAGAGACTTGATCCCTCTACTGGATTACCAGTCAGCACAACAGATACTACTGGTTTAGGAACACTCTATAAGACTAGAGTAACCTTCTTACCTGATAAACCCTTTGCTCCAGATACTGAGTATATTGTTCATATTGTTGGTGATGAAGACCTAACAGATGGTGATGACTTTGGTGCGAAAAACCGATCTGTCTTTGATGTTGTAGTTGCAGGAGGTAATACCTCAACAGGTGTACCTGTCGTAGATGGAACTTACACTGGTGGATTAACTACAGATACGGTAAATATTCGAGTAACCACATCTGGCATTCTAGCAGAAGCTCAAACTGAGTGGTGGTTAGATAGTGTACCTATGGATCTTCACGGTCCAGCCTTTACGCATATCAATACACTTAACTTTATTAAAGGTACGAATATTCGATTTGAAGAAGGAACTTATCAGACTGGAGACGAGTGGACCTTTGTATTAAAAGATCCTGAATTCTTTGAAGGTCACCAAACATTTAGCTTCACAACAGGTGGAGGAACAATCGTCCCAGTAGCAGGTGAGACCGCAACATCCCCTACTGGAATACCTATTCCCGCTGCCCTATTGCCAACTATAGATTTTAAAGTCTTAAGCAATACCCCTGCAGACTTAGCTGTTAATCTCAAACCAGAAGCCTACGATAGGATATGTGTTGAATTCAACGACAATATCGATCCTGCTACTATTTCAGATCTAACAGTGCAGGTAACAGCAGAACCAGTTATCGATCACCCAAACCTATCGATCACATCTGTAGATGGGCCTATAGCTAAAATACTAACAGTAAGCGGAAACAAACTTTGGATTGATGTCTAATGGGACAAGTAGGAACTTCACTACTGGATACAATAACTCGTATCTATAAGAACTCTAATGGCAAGGTCATTGGTGTTCACTGCATTAGTGTAAATGAAAAACGAGAAGCTAATCCTACTAGTATTCCAGGTGAATATGGATCTTTAGCTGAACGAAGAAAACGCGGACTACACTTATCAGTAAGCTTCCAGAGGTTCAATCTCGATATGGGTGGAAGTAGAGTTGTTGATTCTGTTCTGATGCTTGGAGGTTATGACGACTTCGTAATGAACGGATCTAGTAATGATATATTATCAGTTACATATGATGGTCGTGATGATGAGAATTTAGAAAATGATTTAATCGTTGGCCTAAGTGAGTTCCCTACCATAGGGGCCACTCTTTAATGTCTAAGATAAACAGTAAGGCAATATCTGACCATATCTTAATGCACGAGATTATCGGCGTTGATGGTAACAGCACTACTGGTGACCTGATAATAACAAATGGTTATCCCGTGTACATAGACCCAACACGGGGCAACAAGACCTTAACAATAGCGAGAAATACTTTTGCAGGTGGTAAAAGGGGAAAAGCTAAGAACGTTCTTTTATTCACAGAAGATGGGGTTAATCTTCAAAAGACAGGAATAAGAATGGCTCGAAAGGGAACTATAACCATGGTCTCCGTTGAGAATAGCAAAACCAATACTTTCACACTCAGGGTTAGAAAGAATGGATCTGTAACAAATCTTACATCTCTAGCTGTAACAGCAGGATTGGGAAACCAGGATGTATCTACTAACATAGACTTTAGTCAGGGTGATTTGCTACAGTTTTATATTGAAGGCACAGCTAATGATCCTCACACCTGGATCGAAGTAGCATGGAGAGTTACCTGATATGGCAACTAGACTATATGTAAGAACAGGAAACACTGGAACAGACCCATCTGTTGATGTAGATGATCTTGGGCTTACAGTTCCCACTGCATCTGGTTGGCTACTAATATCTGCTTCTGATCCAGATCAAGCCATTAATAGCCCTGCTGATGATGGTCAGTTCAATGCTAGGAGATTAAGAGACTCACAAGATCTATACGACGCTATCACCACTTCTGGACTTGAGTGGTCCAAGACAGGAATCCTAGGAGAAAGAGCAGACGCTTATATAGCTGACTACATGATTCTCCAAGATCTTATTGGTGATGATTGGGATTTAACAGACGGACGCTTAACCTCTCCACAGGCCAGTAGTCTTCCTGCTGAAACCAGATTAGGGGAGTTCTTCTATGACACAACAACTAATCAGTTGTATATTGGAAATGGAACTTCTTGGGAGGCAGTAGAGATGGGAACGACGCCATTAGTATTATTATTAGATGAGGTTAATCCTGGCAAGTTAACCTACGTAGGGGAGGCCACCCCTGGAACTGCAACCTCAGCAGCTTCATGGAGAATCTATCGTTTAGATGAAAGTGGCGGTGGCGATGAGGAATTGATCAAGTTATATGCCAATAGTAGTACTTCTTTTGATCAGGTTTGGGACGATAGACTTTCTCTAACCTACAATCTACCAGCGTGAAAAATGTCTGATCTTAAACTCGCTTTTTATTACCCAGAGAGCCACCTGATCACTGGTCTTTGGGATCACCTACTGAGAGCCCCGTCGTTGGCCTTGAAATAGCTTGGAGGATATAGGTGTCTTTATTTGTGCGCACCGGAAATAATGGTACAGATCCTGATTTTCAAATCAATGATTTGTTAGGGATTATTATTACTTCAGGACCATCATGGAATGAGTTGACTTCCTCTAATGCATCCAACCCTACTGGTGGTGCTGGTGAATTTACGAGTGTAGAATTATATGTATAATAAAGAAATAGATGAAACTCCAGGCGGCTCTCCTCTGTATATAGGAGAGTCTTTGCCTGGTACGGCGAGCTCAGCTCCTTCTTGGAGAATACAGAGAATTGTTTTTATAAAGACGGGCCCTTTGGAGGATATATCAATAACTTGGGCTGACGGAGATGCTTTATTTGATAATATTTGGGATAGCCGACTGAGCTTGGCTTATTCATAAATTATTTGCGTTGATATAAGGGGGTAAAAAAATGGCTGTAGCTACCATTGCAGCATTAATGGTCACCATTGATCTTGCCAATACAGGTAATCCTGTATTAGAGGCTACAGGTAATTCTAATACAACCAATAATGATGCTGACCTTAATATAGAAGGAGCCGGATGCTATGCCTGTGGGTACTCTGGAGCAGTAGGCTCAACAAATCCTGCTACCAGCGACTTTTCTGCAATGTATGTACAAGTGACTTCTTTTAGTGGAGCAAATAGGCATTTGGGAATTTGGTTACGTGCTCTTTATCCTGTGCATAATAAGGCTGATGGTGGAGTATCTTTGTATTTAGGGGATAATACCAATAGGGGCTTGTGGTATGCAACAGGCGCAGATGAAAGTTATTCTGGAGGCTGGTATTACTATGTTTTAAACATAGACAGTACCGGTCCAGCATCTGATCTTAATTACGGTACTGAGCCAGGGCACACTGGATTTACTCGTGTAGGAAGCGCTTATAATGTTACCGCCTCTAAAGGAGAAGCATTCCTTCAAAATCAGTATTTTGACGCAGTAAGACGTAGTGATGCAAATAATGATTTTGGATTAAGGTATACTGGCGGAACTTCGGGAGATCGACTCACACTTGCTAATTTAGCATCTGCAGATACCAGCGCTTATGGCACATTTATTGACCTGGGTGGCGGTACGGCGTTTTCTGTTGCAGGAGCAATGCAGTTTGGAAATGCCGCTAGCACTATTTATCTTCAAGATAATACAAAAACTGTTATTTTCCGTGACTTGCCAGTAGCAAGTACTTTTTATAAGGTAATAGGTAATGATGGTACGACCGGGGTATCTAATATAGATTTGGAAAATGTAGTTTGGCAAGGCGCTAGCACAGCTCTTCCCTTTGATTTTGACATGTCGGCCCTAGCTACTGGCGATACAGGTCGTTTTGTAGCTAATACATTTATTTTTGGCAGCTTGGTCAAGTTTGGTGCTCAATCAACTGTGAGTACCTGTAAGTTTGTGCAGTGTGCTGATATACAGCCTAATGGTATAACTGTTACAGACTGTGTCTTTGAGAATTCTACAGCAGTAGCTTTAAGTGTAGCTAGTGATAAAATATTGGGCGGAAGCACAAACTTGCATGCGACGGCAGTTTCGGTAGCCTTTATAACCACTAATGATTTAACCAAGGTAGAGGATCACGTTTTTGACAACACCGGTGGCACTGGGCATGCTATAGAAATAACAGCAATTGGTACCTATACATTTACAGGTAATACTTTTACAGGATATGGAATAACTGGGTCTACGAGTGCTGCCATTTATAATAACTCAGGTGGTTTAGTAACTATAAATATTGCTGGGGGAGGAACTTCTCCGACTTATAGAAATGGGACTAGTAGCTCTACTGTAGTAAATGTGTCTGTCTCTTTAGAGATAAATAATCTTACAGAGGGCTCTTACGGAGTTATGATTGGTAATGGTGGGGCCGAAAATGGTGTTGAGTTGTTAGCCGGATATGCTGACAGCACTGGTAAAATTACTGGTTCATTTGGAGGGACTACGCCTCAGAACGTAGACGTGAAGTCACGCAATGCAGGCATTGTTAATGCTGCAATTCAACATGACGAAGGAGGGGTGGATACTGATTATACTAATGCGGCAAGAAACTTTACTACAGGCACAGGTACTGGCACTGCGAATGATGTTAATTTACTACCAGCCGTACCGGCACTGAATGATGCGTTTTATATTGGCGGATTAGCAGCTTTTTCAGAGGTCCTTTTAGACATAACAACTGTAGGAACGACTTATGTATTGGCGTGGGAGTACTGGATCGGAGCTGCTTGGTCGGCCCTTACTGTAGTTGATAATACAAACTCGTTCCAGACATCTGGGTGGAATACTGTGTCTTTTACAGCGCCTAGTGACTGGGCGACGACTTCATTTAATACCCAGGGGCCATTTTATTATATTAGAGCAAGGGTTACTACTGGTGGTGGTGTTCAGCCAAAAGGGGAGACAATAACCCTTAACAATACTGTTAAATATCTGCCGTTTAATAATCAAGGAACTATTGCTACTGGTACAGGATTGACGACTACAGTTGTGTGGATAGAAGATGTAAATAATTCTTAGTAAATTTGAGTATTGACATTTTTTTAGTATGATATTTGTATCGGCAACATGCCTTATTATTCTCTCAGGAAGTGATCTTCATTGGCTATTCAAGATGATATTACAATCGACGTTGTCGATAAAAAAATTACCTACGATACTGCATTCGTAAACGACAGACCACCTAGTATTTATACTGTTAATCAGTTGTATTCATATCTTCAGGATACATTTGATGAGCCAGGATTTTTGCAATATGAAATCCCTATGTCTGCTCAGACTCCTACTCAGTATACACTGATTAATCAGTGGTTTATTGACGATGAGACAATGAAGGCCTTGTATGGTGGATCCATTCAAACTTCTAGCTGGACTAAGTCTGGGGCTACTGGCATCACTGGACTTAGATGGGCGTCAGCAACTGCTGCACCAGATGCTACTGATATCGGAAAAGCTGTAACAGGAGTTTCTTCTGGTGCAACAGGCGTTATACTTGCAGTAGATACTGTCAGACAAATCGTATGGGTTAGGAATACATCCGTAACTCAATTCTCAGCCTCTGAGGTTGTAGATGACGATGCAACTGGTATAAATCCAGACTTCACTCTGGAAACTAACAACGGTATTGAAACAGGTGAATCTGTCTGGTCGAACCTCTTCTCAGTTGGTTCTCTACAGGCTAATACGGATATTTATGTTGGTCAGGACGATGATTACATGGGCGGCGCTGCCTTCCATGACCCCGATGCGGATTCTCGTTTTGAGCGTAGAATTGAAAAACTTGATGAGTGGTGGGATGCTGACGTTGATTTTACCAGTTCTCCTAACCTCTTGGGTGGACTAGGACACTTCGATATCCTTGTTAAAACTCAAGAAGCGGGTAACGCTATTGATGGTCAGAGACTTGCTGTTTTTGCTCGTCAGTTTTCGAAAGTGTTCTCTCACTTCGAATTGACCGGTGGTGTTGGTAACTTCGTTGTTCCCTTCTCTTCTGGTGCTTCAGATTTGAATGCTCAAGATGGTCCCTACACAGTAGCTTTTGATGGCCGTGCTGGAACAGATATGGCTATTGGAGATATTATTGAAAATGGATTAACAAGTCCAAGTGGTCGTTTGCGCGCTGTGATTACATCAGTTAGTAATGGTAATGCAGCAACTGGTACTATTGGATTTTTCCTACTTGGAGACACAGAACCACTTGCTACTACAGATAGAACTCTTATTCAGCTAAGTAATAATGATAACCTTGTTACGCGAGGTTCTTCAACTAATGACTTTGAAGTTAATGGAACGCCAACTGCAACTGGCCCAGCTCTTGCTAATCCAGGTGCTGGTGCTGTTACAATCACCTTTGCTGATGCCCAGGTAGATGTGAACGAAGACTCTACTAATGAAGAGTATGCTTGCACCATTGACTGTGCAAATAATACACTAGCTAGTGTATATAAGCGTGTAATGTTCCTAACCGCTCGGGGTAACCAAGACGGTACGGTTGCAGATACACAAGATACACTACTTCCTTCTGCACATGCATCCAAGAATGAAGCCGGCGAATTCTATCGCGGTGTTGGTGATATCATCTTTAACTATGATGGCGGTCAGGGTACACAACCAACTGAAGGTAACCTGGTAACTAATGGATCTGGTGCCTACGGAACTGTAACATCCATCACTGCTGGAACAACAGGTGTCTGTGTTCTTACAGCTGTGACTGGAACTTTTGCAGACAATGACGTTATTGCAGAAATTAATGCATTAGCTTTAAACAATATTACTATTAATGAACCAGTAACTGGTGTCGTAAGTGTGGTTGACAATACAGCTGCTCCATTCGGAACGTTTGCTGGTGGTCGTTGGTTCGTTGCTCAGGGCGTTGTTCTTATTAATGTCCCAACGGCTGATGCTAACAACTGGGAGACTATTGATCTCACAGGTGCTCAGATTATTCCTCCTACTGTTCGTACAATTACTTTTGCTGGACTAGTAGCTAACGATCGTGCTGCTTTACTTGAAGTGGATACAGCCGGTGGGGCAGATGTTACTAAGAACCAAAATGGTGTTGGTGTTGCAGGCGCTAGTATCGGTGCTGCCACTATTCCACTTGATTCGACAGTCGCTCTTGACGTTCCTACTACTGGTTGGGTTCGTGTTGTAGATACATCTTCGACAACTGGAGAGGAGTATCGTTTTGCTTATAGTGCAGTTGCTGCAACTACAGTTACTTTGGATCAGGGTGCCTGGTCAACTGGTACAACTACTGGTTCCGAAAGCGCTACTGTTCTAACAGATATAGGTGCGTTTACAAACTTTGGTGCTGCAGGTCAGCCTAGAATCGGAATGCATATTACTAACACAACACTGTCTGAACATGCTATTGTTCTAAGAAAGATTAATAATGATTCAATTGAAACAAGTGTTTTGAGTGGTGGCGGGAACTGGCATAGTGCCGGTACTGCTGATACCTGGGAAATGAATGCTCCTGTAGTCGCTTTAGTGGATGCAGATACTATCTACTTCCCATTCATTGACGATGTCGCAACAGGGACTACAATCTCCAAAAACATTAAATATGTTGGAGATACAAATTGTATAGCTCGCGCTCGTTTCTCTGATCCAGATGTGGGTGGTACTCGTATTCTTCCATACGTTCAGAAGAACATTACAGTTGCCGATTCTGACTTAACAGTTACAGCTATTCGTACTACAGATTCAATCGCCGGCTAAGGAGTTAAAATGGGAATTAGATTTGAGGTTACAGCTCTTCCACAGTTTTCTGTGGAAGAGCTGGCCGTTCAACTTGGAGAATCCCTACAGGGGTCTATTGATGGTCAAAATGATATTCGTACTTATCAAGAACAGATTAGGGTTGAGAGAAGAAAGATTACCGAGCTAGAGTTACTAATTACACAAGTAGAATCTTTTCGATCAAATATGCCTGTTAAGGTTTCAAGGATGGAACCGATGATGCAGTACGACCTTGATTCACTCAAAGAAGAGGTTAAGGTTAGTAATGACAGAATTACAGACTGGGAAGATATTATCCAGGTGGCTCAGGATAAAATCCAAAGATGTCAACAGGATACTATTCGTCTACAAAAAGAGTTGAGTGACAGGTCAAAAAAGGGATGAGTAAATGGCTAGTAGAGATGATGTTTTAGTACTTTGGAATCTCGACCCAAGATTGATTCTTGTTGCTGACCCCTCTACTGAAATAACAATTCAAGATCTACACGATACACTTCGTGATATTGAGCAGGAACCTGCCAATTTGATCTATCCTACAATCGTAGATTCTGCTGGTAAGGAAAACCTTGGTGGCGGAACGTTTGTTGGAGTGACAACAACATTACAGAATGCCCATATTGGTTTCCAATCTCGTAAGACTTGGACAACCAGCGGGTTGTCTTCTTCTCTAGACACAACAGGTGCTGTACTGCAAGATGCAAGCGCTCAGTTCGTTAGCTCAGGGGTCGTACCTGGAGCCTGGGTAATGAACCTAACAGATGGCTCTATTGCTACAGCACTTACTGTTGATTCAGAAACTCAAATAACTACAGACTTTCTAGGCGGAGGTACGGATAATCAATTTGAAATTGGAGATATCTATAAAGTCCTAAATGTAACCCAGGTAGAAGTTGCAGGTGGTAATCTTGTTGCTGTAGATGAGTTTGAAACTACGATTGACGCAATTTTTCCCACTGCTGGAACTCAAGCTGTTCGAGCTGCGGCGACAACAGCAACCATACAAAGCCAATTACAACTTGAGCATAGTACATTTAATGGTGCTGTAACAGTAGATACAACAAAGGGTATTACAGGAACAGAATATCCTACAGGAACACAACAACAACCCTCAAATAATTTTGCCGATGCAAGAACAGTTGCTCTTTCACGAGGTTTTAATACGATACGTATTGTGGGTAATGCTACTATTGGTCTTGGCGATGATATCTCCGATTTCGTAATAGTTGGAGATAATGCATCTAGAACCTTATTAACTGTTTTAGACCCAGCATCAACAGTAAATGTCGAGATTAGAGAAGCCACTGTCACTGGTATCTTTGATACACAAGCGGATTTCAGAGATTGTCACCTCGTCGATATTCAATTTGTTGAAGCTAATATTCATAGTTGTATCCTAGGAGGAACTATAACTCTTGCCGGAACTGGACTTACATCTTTATATGACTGTAATGACGGTCTCGTAGAAGATGCTCCGCCTCCAACTATTGATTTTAATGGTAGCGGTAAGGCCCTTGCTGTACGTAATTACTATGGAGACATAGAGCTAGTTAATAAAACTGGTGGCGAAAATGTAGAATTTAACATGGTTAGCGGCGGTCGCATTCGTCTTGATAGTACAGTTACAAGTGGTCTCTTGAGACTGACTGGTATTATGGAGGTTCTAGATAATACTCCAGATACTGCTATTGTAGATGTTTCCGAGGTTATCTTTCCCGACCAGGTCCAACTTGGTGCCTTTAATCGTCAGGTTACTTTAGACATTACAAGTTCATTCTCCGGGACTGAATATCCAGTAGGGCTTAGATCTGCTCCTGTTAATAACTTTGGTGATGCTGTTGCTATTGCTAATAATCGTGGTCTTCATGAGATCTATGTTATTGGCAGTATGACGATGGGAGCCACTCGTGTGGCTGACGAATTAACAATATTAGGAGAGGATAGAAATCGCAGTCACTTCTTTCTGACCTCTGGCGTCAGTACACAGAATACGACCTTTGGAGATTGTACAATCTCTGGTGTTGTTGATGGAACTCTTTACATAAGAGACTCAGTTATTGGCGAGTTGAGCAATATAGGTGTGAATGGTGAGGTCACAACATTTGAAAACTGTGGACTAGATAATACATTACTAGTCGATTGTTCTGCAGATCTTCATTTGTTCAACTGTTATTCTACTGTTGCTGGAGGCGATAATACAGCCACGATTGATTTTGCCGGTCTCGGTAGTGATATGGTTATTCGTAATTATAACGGTGGATTAACGTTCTCTAATAACGGAAGAGATCACAGTGTCTCAGTCGATATGAACTCTGGTCAAGTTGTCTTTGACAATACCGTAACTAGTGGAGTATTTACAATTAGAGGGTTAAGCAAGTTAGTTAATAACTCTGGACCGCTTACTACTGTAAATACAGAATCTCTTATTTACCCAGATGAACTCCAGCTTTCAGCCTTTGACGGTAATATTTTTATAGATCCATTAGCAGGTTCTTCTGGTATTGAGTTTCCTCTTGGAACTCACTCTGCTCCAGTTAATAATCTTGCAGATGCCAAGGCTATTGGTTTCCAACGTGGTCTAGACAGTTTTATTGTTAGGGGAACCATAGTTTGTTCCCCAACAGATAATCTTGATAACTTAAAGTTCAGAGGAGAGAATCCACTGACATCTGTCATGGTACTAGGAGCGGGCTGCTCAACAGATAGAACAACATTTGACGACATGATTCTAACTGGAGAATTAGGGGGTCCTGTTTTCTGTACAGGAGTTGGTCTACAGAGCATAACTAATATAGGTTCTGAGACTTTTCCGTCTCTTTTCGATAGGTGTATACTTAGAGCTGGTACACAGACTATGGCCTCGGGATTGTTGACCCCTCAGAATATTCACTTTATTGATTGCCTAAGCGGTATACCAGGCCCCAATCCAGCTACTATAGATTACAATGGAACAACAAGCCCTATTGCTTTTCGTAACTATGCAGGTGGACTCAATTTTATTAATATAAATGGCGGTAATGATTCTACTATTGGTAACCTCGGGGGGAAAGTAACATTCGATTCGTCTTGCACTAATGGTACTGTAGCCCTTGATGGTATCTTAAAACTAACTGACAATTCAGGACCTGGTTTCGTAATAGATCATAGATCTCATATTAGTGCACCCCACATAACACAACACGTCTGGAATGAGCCGATTGCTAGCTACACCACATCTGACACTTTTGGAGAGAGAGTCGGGTCTAAACTCTTGACATTCGCAAAATGGATAGGACTAAAATAATTTTCTGATATAGTACAAACAGGAAGTGATATGAGTGGCAACACGACAACCGATTAGAGTAACTACGGCAGGAGTATTAAGAGCACAATTTAATGATAGTGCTGGCAATCCTATTCAAGCATCTGGTGTTGAAGTCTTATTGTATGAACCGGGGTTAACTCCTGGTCCTGACCTTCCTACTGTAAGTGGTTTAATACCAGATTACCTAGGGAATGGTATATATCAACTTGAATATACTACACAGTTCCCAGGTGGCACCTGGATTGACCACTGGCGTGGACTGGTTCTGGGAACCTTAACAACTGTTAACTTTTCTCATTCAGTTCTAGATTCTGGGATGATTGTAGATTATCCAACACTCGGCCCATGTGAAAACAACCTTATTGAAGTAACGCTCTCTTCTGGGATACAAAGCCTTGCTGGCGTTCCTCTTGAAGAAGAACACTCTTTCTTTTTCACAACAGCATACAACCCACTATATGCAGATAGTAGAAAAGCTAGACTTGAAGCAGGTGGGCTGTTACAAGGCGTATCTGATTACACACTATGTAATGCACTACTGGAAGCTTCCATAGAAGCTGACTGTATAACTTTCATGAAACCAGCTATTAATGCAAAACTTTATAACCATGCCCGTCGTGAATACACAGCATGTAAAGCTGCTCTTTCTGTAGCTATGAACGTAGCTGCTGCTGGTGGTACACTCAAGAACAAGAGGCTAGCAGACTTTTCAGTTGAATATGATATCTCTCTTCTTGGTGAGTTGATCGGCCAGCTAATGGACAGTTGCAAGAGATGGCAATCACAAGTTGAGTCAGGCGGTGGAACAAGAGCTGTTCGTAATCCACGTGGAGTTATCAAGGGAGAACTTGACCCTGATAGGCCAACAGTAGGAAGAGACTGGGAGCCTGTAATTGATGGAGATATTCCAATAGGTAACGCCAAGCGCATTCCCACTGGTTCACGTAGATCAAAAACAACTTATCAAAATAGTCGCTTAAGTAAGAGTTTAAGAGGAAGACTTCATGGTTCCCGTAGAGGGAAACAATGGGGTGATTGGTAATGCCTAGAAGAGTAGACGATTTTTACGGAGACTGTAGTAAGAGTGGCGTAACTGAAATTGATCTTCGCAGTGAGTTTAACAATACTGCAGAGGGCTCGTGTCCTGAAATCTCAAAGTTCCAGCCAGGATTTCTTCGTAGATTTCGAAGAGATGCCGAAGGCCAAAAGATTCTGTGTTCATGTGTGAGTCCTGTAACTGCAGAGCCTGACAGAGAACGAAGGTGTAATAGTTGCCTCGGAGAAGCTTTCCTCTGGGACGAAGTCGATATTAGATTCTACCATGCTGAGGTAAACACTGAATCTCAAAGATCAGATCGTGAATCTCTTAGGGTTCCAGGTATCATGAATACCCCACTAAGAGCCTTCTGGATAGAGTCTGACTACGACTTGACCAAGGATGATAAACTGGTAACATTGGTACTTAACAAAGAAGGTAAAATGGTATTACCAAAGCAGCGTAAAGAACTATATGTTATTGCTGCTTTATTAGAATTACGTCTAGATAATGGACGTTTAGAGTTCTGGAAAGCAAACGGTTATAAAGATAATAACAAGTGGCTCTGAGGATAAACGATGAGTAACGATACTAGATTTGATACACCGCCTGCTCTTCTAGAACAAGAGCCTGGTATTAGAACCAATGTCAACCAAATCATGGAATCTATTGTGGATAACGCACAAGATCCAGTAGGCCGATCGAGAACACATGGTCAGTCTAAGAACTATTTTCAATTTTTAGAACTTGTAAGTAAAGCAATGGAAGATTATCAAAGAAGACAGCAGCCTCCGATCAATAGAAAACTTGAGCTATCGTGGGAAAGACCCAATAGAGAACAAGAAACGGAGCGTATAACTATATCCCTAGATAAAAGGGTACCAGGTTCTTTCGCAGAAGGGTCACCGATGGAAGGCAATACAAAAAATTGGCGTCCAATCCTGCGAGAGAAAAGGCTATCTAAAACAGATCCTGGCTACACTACGGCAATACTGGGGAAATGGTTTGACAATCTGATCGGGTTTACAGCATGGGCTCAGACTAATAAGGAAGCAATCGAGCGTGCCTTTTGGTTTGAAGAGTTCATGGAAAAGTATATCTGGTTTTTCAGAGTGTCAGGTGTGAATAGAGTCTTATATTATTCGCAAGAAGATGTGTTTCAGGATAATGATGGACAGAGGGTATATGGTCAAAGACTTGTATACTTTGTTCGTACTGAAAAAATAACTACAGTAGATGAGAAGCAATTAGAACATATTTATCTTGATCTCTCTGTCGGCCGCTCAGGCTCAGAAGAATAAATAAGGAGGAGAAGTTAAATGCCCTTTGAGAACTTACCTGGTATCTTCGATACCAAACTCGATGGAAACCTAACCATCCCTAATACAAACGATGCCCCTATCGTAGTTGTTCTTGGAACATCTGCCCAGGGTGATGCAGAGGAGCTTTTTACAGTTGTAAGGGTTTCTGATGCTGCTTCCACATATGGTACCACTGGCACACTTGTTCGTGGTATGTATGAAGCTAACTCTACTGGTGCATCCAACCTACGACTATTTAGAATAGGTGCTACTGCTGCTAAGTTAACAGGCTTAGCTTCAAGTGCTCTTGTTATTGAAACTATCGCTAAAGACGATACTGCTGGAGCTTTATTTAAAGTTCATTACTTAACTTCCACATCTAGAGCAAGGGTTTTTCGTGTTGCTGACGATCTTCTTGTTTATGACAGCGGAGCAGTTGGAGATCCATCTACTCGTGTTGATCTAGGAGAGGTTATCGTAACTATTAGTGCAGCTCTAGGCTCTGGTGACGATGTTGGACTTGCCTCTGGTAATCCAGAAGATAGTGCTGTTCAGCTTGACCAGGTCCCTCTTTCTGCAACCCCTAATGGTGACCTTGCAACAACAATCACCGCTGGTGATGATGGTCTAACATTAAATAGGATGCAAACCTATGAAGCCCTTCAAGATGCTTATCGCTTACTTGAAGATGCTGATTTAGATGTTGTTCTTCCTATGAATGTATTCTTGGATGATAAAAACATCAGAGATACAGACAGTGCAACTGTTTCTGGCTTAATGGCTAGTATCACTGCACATTCTGATATCACACTTGGTGGTCTAGATGACATGCTTGGAATGTTCCGTCAGGAAGAATTCGAAGGTCGTCATTACTACTGGTGGGACATGGATGAAGACGGCGTTGCTGAAATTACTCCAACTGTTGAAGGCATTAGTGGCTCAGCCCAAACTGCCATCGACGCTGGCGACATTTCAATTGCTGCTGCTGTTGCAGGTTCCGCTGCTGATCTTGTTCTTGGTAGCTTCAGTGAAGTAAACTTTGCACATCAACTAGCATATTTCTGTTTCCAACAGTCTCACCTAAACACTGAGATGCATGGATCAATTGGTGTATTACCTCCAAACTCTTTCTCTCCGAAAGACGTTGCCCTCTGGGTTGGATCAAGTCCTACTACTACAATAAGTGCAGCTGGAACAACCAGTATTACTGTTAACGGTAAAGGCTTGTTAGGTAATAAGTTCTTAGCAGGTAGAATTGCTGAGGCTACGCTACCAGCTTACAGAAATGGCTCTGTTAATGGTGGCTTCATCGCTACTGACAATGGACTACTTAATGGTGCAGAATTACTAGATACTAATAGCTCTGTAGTTGATATCGGGAAATATCTTGATGTTGTCTCTGCATATCCATTAGTTAGTAACCCAGCACGTTCACAACAGTACTCTGCTTCTGGAGCTGCATCTTATGCAGGTCTATTAACCAGGTTAGCTCCAGCTTCTGCTGCTACTAACAAGGTTGTTGCAAACGTACAATTACCATTCCGTTTGGCTAACTCTAAGACTGACTCACTTGCTGGAAAGCGATACGTCCACTTCTTAGAAAAACCAAAGGGTGTCGTTGTGGCAGATGCACCTACCGCAGCTCGTCCTGATAGTGATTACACACGCCGTAGTACTATGGCAATCGTAAAAGCTGTCTTGGATACTGTAAGACTAGTTGGTGAACCGTTCCTCGGTGAAGGTGTCACCTCTGCTCAGCTATCAGCTCTTGAAACAGCAATCAGTCAAGCTCTCGGCGACTTGGCAGAAGCTGGAGTCTTGAACAGATTTGAGCTAGGCGTGACTTCAACGTCATTACAACGAATCGAAGGTAAAGCTGATGTTAACCTAGTTATCGTCCCAGCTTTCGAATTGCGACAAATCAACGTAACACTTGCTTTGGCCGCTACCTAATAGGAGGAGTGATAAAATATGCCTAATGCTACTGCAGCTATCGGACAGTCCTATAATTCATTCTCAGGAATTGATATTAAAGCTGTCTTTAATAATGTTGTAATTGGTGAGCTTCAAGCTATCAGTTACTCAATCACTCGTGAAAAGGCTCCTATCTATACTATGGGAAAGGCAGATCCAAGAGCTTTCGCTCGCGGAAAGAGGGGTATTGCCGGTACTCTTATCTTTATTGTCTTTGATCGTGGTGCTCTTATCGGTACGTTTGGTGCGTTTGCAACTTCGGATGCTAACAAATTAAACTTCTCTGCTGATAAAGAGGAGCTAAAGGCTTTCCCTGGTGCAAACCAGACGCCTAATATTAATGAAGGTATTGCTCAGAGTCGTGAGTCTCTAGCTGCCCTACGTACAGAATCTAATATTCAAAACGTAGGTGGTGATCAAGCAATTACTGCTCCGTGGTATGCTGATCAAATTCCTCCATTTGATGTTACGCTAGCCGCAGCTAATGAGTATGGTGCTCTTGCTGTTATGAGAATCTTCCAATTGGAGATCCTCAACGAGGGTTACGGTGTGTCTATTGATGACATCGTATCCGAACAGCAGATGACCTTTGTTGCCCGTCAAGTAATTAACTGGCAAAACCTCACCAACCCCAATATCGATGCCATTGGTACCCCTATTGAAGTTGCTGCTGCTGAAAGTTAAAATTCACAAACAAGTGAGAAGTAAAGCCCAGATCGAAAATTCGACCTGGGCTTTCTTCTTTTGTATAGTGTGTATATGGCAATACCTAAAAAACAAGCAACAACAAACTCTGAAATAACAGATCCTACTAAACTATCTGATGTTCATGGTCCCAACCCTCTTGATAGAAATGGGAATTCTACTGCTATTGAAAGCCCGTCTAAGAGGTTGTTTTTCAATGGATCTTCATACTCTGGAGCTGATATAAAAGTATTGGTTCACAAGTATCATGAAGGACCAATAAGTATAATCAAACAGCTTGAGGCAGCTATAGGTTCATATGAACAGGTTAACTCAATACTCTCTAACCTGAAGGCTAATACTAGATTAATCAGACCGTTACAAGATCAGCTCGTTAGTGGACAAATTGCTCGTACTCAGTATGAACTTCAGTTTAATAACATCTGGAGACAGCCTATTAATAATATTATTGGCATAGAAAGTTCACTGCCTGTGAATATAAATTATAATCAGTTTATTGGTAAAACACTTCTTGGCAGGTATTTCGCAGTCCAAGAGAATCCAACTGCTTTTGCTGGAGAGATAGATGCTATCAAATCAGACCTACAACTATTAATAGATGGATGGAAGCAACAGAAAGACGCCCTTGATTCCAAAAAGGAGTCGGGACAGTTCTTTCAAACTAAGGTACTTGCGGAGCTTCAAACAATATCACTCTCAACATACAGAGAGAAGGGGCCTGTTAGATCCTTCGGTAAGTCCAATCCTCAGGGTTGGGTCAGGGGCCAGCGCACTATAGCTGGAAGTATGATCTTTACTGTCTTTGATAAGAATGTCCTATTCTCTCTTCTGGACTACGACCCCTCAGACTTTGATGGTGATAACAAGTTTAAGGCAGCGATCTTAGATCAACTACCACCTATTGATATCACTATACAGTTTGCAAACGAATACGGATCCCTATCAAGGATGACAATCTATGGAGTAGAGTTTGTATCTGAAGGTCAAACTATGTCCATAGAAGATATTCTATTAGAGAATACTGTCCAGTATATTGCTAGAGATGTAGACCCTATGACTCCAGTAACCACAGAAGATGGTCGACGTTACAGTGAAGTACTGCTAGCATACAACCAAGCTCTTGCTCAGGGTCGTAGACCTGATAAGCCACTCAAGGCATCAGACCTTATTGGTAGTGACTATGGTGAAGTAGAGAATGATGAAGATGCATCAGAGACTAGATTTAAGAATCGCTATAATCCATATTTCTAGGGAGATCTAACATGAGTAAAAAACCACTATATAAATTTTCAAGTCCTGATCCAATAAAGTTTGTAGACTCTACGTTGGACATTCCCGAGATAGAGCTTGAACTAAATACGCACCCAGCACTATCAAACAGTAAGGTCAAAAAGCTTGTGGTTAAATGCGTAGGCACGGCAACAGATTATTTCGAAGGATATCTCTTGATGGAAGATGAAACAAGAATTGACTTAAAAGATTTAAACCTACAGTCTCTTGGATTTGAATTCTCGGTAGATGATATTTGCACTCAGGTTAAGATGAGGAGTTTGATTTTCTAAAAAATGCCACCTAATCCACGTACACAAACTAGAACAACTGTTTATGATCAGGAATACTTTGCCTCTAGTCAGGTGAATCTCTATATAGGAGATGTGGTTATTGATGAATGCTGTGAACTACAAGTCGTTCTTAATCAAAACAAACGTCCTATATATGGCTATGCTTCTCAACTCTTTGATGCAACAGCTCAGGGTACTGTATTAGTACAGGGTAGTTTTCAGATTAACTTTAAAGAGTCTGGTTATTTATATACTGTACTTAACAGACTTCGTCGTCTAGAATCTCAAAAGGGAACTCCACTTGTGTCACCCTTCGTATCTAGTAAACAACTAGGTCGTCCTGACATAAGAGGAGCAACTAGGGGAAAGGAGCTTGGTGGAGTTGAGATGGCTAATATAGAAAGAGTCCTATCAGCTGAATCTGAGTTAGCTAGACGAGATGGCGCAACGAGAGAAGAGCTTATGGATTACTACCAGAAGCTAACAAGTCTACACGCTGACATATCTGGCTTTAATAATCCCGATGGTGCACTTAATTCTGCAGAGAATCTATTCGAAGCATTCGAGAATAGAGTCTGGGGAAGACAAAAACTGGACAAGGAACCCAGGAGAGTAGATGACAACGCTTTTGATGGATTTACTATTTATGTTACTTACGGAGATTTTAACAGTAATGATCGTATCAACCATACCGCACGTCGTATTGACGGTGTTCGGATAGTCGGTCAAGCTAAGACAATTATGAATGATGGTAAACCAGTAAAAGAAGGTTACCAGTTTATCGCCCGTCAATGGTCGTGACGGTTGCTATAAAACTAACTTACATTATACTAGAAATATGAAGGAAAAAATTTGCTCTAGGTGCCAAGAGTCTTTAGCGCTTTCTGAGTTCCACAAACAACAGAAGTCTAAAGATGGATTAGGAGCTTATTGCAAAAACTGCAAGAAAGATTATGCCACAGTGAATCGTGATAAAATAAGGAAAGCGGATAGAAAATACAAAAATAATCACAAAGAGTTAATAAAAGAACGTAAACGAGCTTTCTATTTTCGCAATAAAATATCAGAACAGAAAAGGGCAAAAGAATATAATTCAAGTCACAGAGAAGAACGGAATGAATATAGTAGAAACTATGATAAGTCAGTCAGGGGTCGCTTCTCTACCTACAAAAGAAATGCCAAAAAGAAAGACCGAGAATGGGGTCTATCCTTTATAGAATTTGAAGCTTTAATTACTCAGCCTTGTTTTTATTGTGGGGATCTTAACTTAAACAAAAAATACAATGGAATCGACAGGATTAATAACGCCCTTGGCTATTTTAAGGATAATTGTGTACCATGTTGCACAATCTGCAATTATATGAAACGAGACTATTCAAAAAGGATTTTTTTTGAGAAGATCAAACAGATACAAGAGTATCATGATTTATAAGGAGCTTACATGAGTGAGGAAAACAAAACAGAACAAACGTTGGCAGAGAAACTTCAAGAAGTTTTAGGCAAACGTGATAATGCACCAACAGAAGAACAGATTACAGCATTCAAGGCTACTTATGGAGACATCTATATTGCTGCTTTTGATGAAGAGGAGATCTTCCTATTTCGCAGTCTTACTCGCTTAGAGTATAGAGCGCTTCAGGAGCAAGCTATGGCTGGTCAAATAGATGCTGCACAGCACGAAGAACAAACTGTACGAACTTGTTTGTTGTGGAAGTCTATTGAAGATCTTGAGGCAAAGGCAGGAACCATCCCGTCTCTGATTGAAATGATTATGCAAAATTCAAACTTTGTATCACCTCAGATTGCAGCGCAGTTAGTAGCTAAGCTTTAAAGCGTGTCTACAATATTTCACTCAAGGATTCTCCATGGCGAGTGTCATGTTTCTAGGTTACCTAGTGGCTTAGACATCGCCTGGGAAACTCTTAGTCTAGGAGACTTTGTTAAGTATGACCTGGAGCTTAGAGCAGGAAGGATACCTTCTGCAATCATTGAAGATGAAATATTTAAAAAATGCGTAATAAGTTCTGGTGTTAAACTAAATATAAATTCTCTAGATGCTGGTATAGTAACCACTGTTGTATCTCAGATTATGGAGTACTCAGGACCAAGTGGTCCAGAGCAGATTGCTAATGATCTGAACAACGCTCGCTATATGGTTGGGGACTTTCTTAATGATAGTGTTGCAATCATACTGCAGACGTTTCCTGGATACACAGCTGACAAGCTCTATGACTTGCCCTATCTTGAATTCTTAAAAATTCTTATGATGGCAGAGCGTAGGCTTATAGCAACGGGTCTCCTGCAGGAACCCATCCAGCCAGTATTACTAGAGGGCGAAGACTCCCCAGCTAGTCAACAACAGCAGTTTAAGGACCTAAACCCTGAAGAAAAAGCTCCTGTCTTAGATCCATATCACCCACCAATTCCAAGACAGCAGCCTAAGAGGAACAAAGACCTTGTGGTTTCTGATGGGGCAGATGGTCAAATGTTCCATGTCCCTGACGGTATGACAGGTATAGACCTTGAGGTTTATATGAAAATGAATGGCGACAAGTGGAGACAAGATGCCCTAGAAGGTTTGGAGCATATCTATCCTGAGCTTATGTCAAAGCTAAAGGCAGGAGAAGAGATTACGCCAGAAACTGTTCGTTCAACCAGAGGTGCAACTCCAGAAGAGGTTCGAGCCAAGAACAAGGAGTACACTAAAAACATATTAGATGGTAAAATCAAACACGAACCATCAAAGCCTCTGATTGCCTGGGAACAAGGAGAGGGGGCAAAGCCAAAGGCTAAAAGATCTAAGGAGTGATAGTACTTGGCGAGTTTCCCCTTTACAGGAAATATATCTAAAGATGATCTAGAACAATTCGCTCCTGGTCAAATGAGGCGTCTACCAACCTATTTTGCAGGTGGTACACAGCGTCAAGTTAATCCGTATGGAGAGCAGGGATCTAGTCTCTTAGGGTTTGCAGGTGCATCAGCAGCAGTTGCAGCTGGATTCTATGGCGCCCGTAGGTTTGGGTACAACCCTCTCGACTATGTCTATTCTGGAATAAGAGCAGCTGAAGATTTTTCTCCAGGCCAGGTACTTAGAACATTTGGCGCTGGAGATTTCCTATCTCAGTTCACTAGTACTAATACAGCTAGTAGATTCATTTCTGCAGAACAAATAAGGAACCTAGAAAGGACTGCTTGGTACTCTGAATTACAAAATAATATTCGTAGTCAGAATATTGGTGGAGGTAGATCGGGCCTACTAAATGCCTGGGAACCCTCTCGTACTGGATTAACATTCAGAAATAATCAGCTTTTTGCTGGTGACAAATTAATACTAGACAACATAAACGTGATGACTAGTAGTGGTGACCCACACCTTGCTGCTTCTGCAGCTAGGGTTGCCGGTTACTCAGACCTGCCTAACGTCAGAGATAGTGCTAAGCTTCAGCAGTCTATACATTTTAGAAATACAGTTGGGAGTATACAAGAAGAGTCCTTCCACTTTGTTCGTGGTGGAATCGTTCCTCAATCACGTACCGTATTGGCAGAGTGGATTCAAAGAGCAAACAGGTTAGCTGCTACACCTTTTGAGTTAGAACCACTAGCCACTCTGTCTCGTGGTAAAGATATCTTTAGTGTTAAAGCTGGCACAGCACTTCCTACACTAGGACGAATGGCAGGAAAGTGGGGCGGTATCGGAACGGCCGCATTCTTAGGCTATCAAACAGCTGACTGGGCAACTAGAGAATCTTCTCTTCTTGATGAAACAATTCTTGGAGAGGGAATAACTGCTGGCGTAGCAACTGCTGGTATTAAAGCAAATCTATTAGCTGCTGGGATTGCCGATGCAGTACCTGGATTAAGATCTTATCAACAAGCTCAAGAGGAGCTTGCTCCTGGTTCTACTTCATTAACTAAGCTAGCAGCTCTGCCTCTTGTTGGCGCTCTATCTGGACTAACAGGTTCTTACATATCTACTATAGGTGATCGCTTTAGTCAGACTCGTAGGATAATGAAAGAGTCTCCTGGTATAACATTTTCTCAGGCCCTATCAAGAGCAGACCCACTTGTTCGTGAAGAGTCTAAAGCTTTTGCTTCAAAGACTTTTGATAAGTTAACAGGTGGAAGGTTTCAGAAAAAGATTCCTTATCTCGGTGCGTTTGGCAAGGCTAAGCAATTTGGCTTTATGGGTGCAGTTGCTGGTGCAGCTTTAGCTTTACCATTCTTACCTGGTGCACTTATTCCAGGAGAGACTGAAGATGAGCTATCTAGAATATATTCTGGAGAACAAGAGGTAGCAGTTAGGAAGGGTAGGTTCTGGGAGTTTGGAAGAACACCATACGAAGGAACACGTATTCAGTACTTCCGTCCACATTGGTATCCTAGAATGCTGCAGAATTCCTATGAGAAATCTATGGGAACAGAGGAACGTTCGCCTGCTAAGCAGTGGATGCTAGAAAACTTTACATATGATATCGAACGAGAACATTACTACGATAGACCATATCCTGTGACAGGCGCAGCTTTTGAGGACATACCAATCATTGGACCCATGATGGCTGCGACCCTGGGTCAACTAGTTAAGCCAACAAAGCTTATGCATACAAAAGAGTGGCTAGGAAGTAACAAGTTCGAAGAGGACACATCTACTGTCTTACGCCTACAGGAAAGAATTGGTTCAGGAGTGCGTCCCGACAGGGGAGATACCCCTCTTGGAACTCCTGTATTACCAGGTAGCTTTAAGCAAGTTCTTGGAGAACAGTCCTATAGACTAACAGAGCTAACTGGTCTAGTTGGCTTTAGTTTATCTTCTATTAAGAAAGCTATTACTGGTAATGATGAATGGTTTGACCAAGAAGAAAGACTACAGTCAGCCCGCCGCATGTATGGTGCTGAACGTGAATACTGGGACTTACAAATTGGTGGTGGACTGGGAACAACAGAATTCTTCCGTCGTTTATATCCACATCGTCGTCGTCAGATTGCAGAATACAATCCTATTCGCAATGCTATGCCTGACTGGTTACCTGGTGCAGGAGAAAGATCTCCTGACTTCCAACACGGCGATCCATTTACTAAGGTAAAAGAGGGAGAACTTCGTCTCCCAGGCGCAGGCTTTGCAGCAAGATTCGCTGAGCTTGAAGGTGTTGATCCCGAAGACTATTCAGATGTATTCAAATATAAAATACTATCCGACATCGCCCCCTACACTAGTCGAACTGCAAACCTGGGTCGAGCTGTTAGCGCCTCTATTAGAAGAGGAGAATTGACAGATAGAGAGGTGCAAATCTACAACACTGCTAAAGAGCAGATGGCGCAAGTTAAGAATAAGAACAAAAGTTTTTATGACTATAAGGTCTTAACTGGCGATCAAGATATTACACTTCCTGGTGCTTCAGGAGCTATTCAGTCTCAAGATCTACTAGCTACTATCAATGAAAATATTAGTAGTCGTCAGCCTTCGAAAAGTCTTGCTAGTTCAGCGATCACGGGATACTGGGAGGGTCTGATCAAGGGTGCACAAAATCCACTTGAAGCCTTAACCCCTCTTGCTCCAGCTTCTAAGTTCATGCATCTTCAGTCTGCTATTGAGGAGTATAAAAGAACTCAGGTATATGGATCTGAAATCTCTCTATGGGATAACCCTATAAAGAATTTCATTCTACCCTTCATGAGAGAGTCTGCTGATTTTGTAGGCGCAGGTAGTATACCTGATGTAGTAGAACAAGAGCGACAACTGAAGTCTTACTTTGACATTCTTGAATACACTAAACAGACAAGATTAGCTGAACAGGCTGAAGACGAGGGTCTAGATAGCGCCTCTACTATTTACAGAAAGATGGCTAGTCAAACCCTTATAGGTGTTAATCCATATTCTAGAAACCTAGGCTCTATATACAAAGCAATGCCTCGTGCATCACGTGATTACTTCAATGCATTCTCTAAAGCTAAGAATGTAAAAGATAGAGAGAGGATCATGGAGTTAATCCCAGAAAATGAGAAACGTATCTATCGCTCTCAGTGGGAAATGCTATATGCAGATGAGTTACAAACACAAATGGATCAGGGTTTAATACCTGATGATCTTCAGGCACAGGCACAAAAAGAATTAACGTCCCTATACGAAAGACAAGAGGCTGAGGGTTTTCCAATGACACCTGATCTACAGCAGCGTTTCCAGGCAGAGGCTACTAGAGATCAAACTTATGCAGATTGGTTTAGAGATACAATATTAATGTCTGAGGTATCCAAAGAAGTTGGCCTTCCAGGTCCTGACTGGGTCGGTTGGCATCCAGCTGTGGATCTAGATGATATCAAGTTGAAGGTGGTTCAGAATGCTGGATTGGATATTCATGACTTTGATCTGTGGGAATCTGATGCCAGAGCAGCAGCACATCGTGATTTCCTAGATGATGCAACTAAAGAGTTGGTCGAAGTGGAAACTCCTCAGGATGCCCGATCAGCTTCTGAGGTACAGGCAGAGATTGAGCAAATACTTGCAGATCTTGGTATACTAGGACAGGTCCATGTTTATGGATTAGAATCAGATAACGATGATAATACATATAAGATTACTCTAGAGGTAACAGAGAATAGAAGAGATGAAGTTAGACAAGTACTTCAGGAGATGGAAGCATAATGAAAGATGATAATAATGGTTGGGTATCATGGGCAGCCTCAACGGTTGCTTTTGGTGGAGCAGCACATGTGGCCGGATTCTCTTCTGCTTTTAACCAAGCTAACCATCCTGCTATATCACCAACTATTACACCTAAACAATCAGCAGCCCAACGTGCAATCAGAGACGTTACCTCATCTAGAGATTTAATATCTGGCAATCTTAAAAAGAAAGCTGCCCTAGCTAGGTTAGACAAAATAGAAAATGCACTACAAGCTTTCCCCTCTATTCCGGGAATGAACAAGGCAATATCTAGAGAGTGGGAGGCAGCCAAAAAATCTGTTCTTCCTTCTAGAATGTCTACAGGATTTAACATAGGTGGAAGTGCACCTCTTCAGGATATCAGAGGCAGACTGCAGGAGTCTAATAATGTATACATGCAAGATGTCTTTAGAAGGTTCGCATCTAATGTAGAATCTCTTTCTAGAACAGGACAGTTCGATACACTACAGGATCTAACAAGAACACTTTCTATACCTGAGCATTTAAGAAATGAAGGTCGAGGGTTTTCTAATAAGTTTGTAACTGGGGTTGCTAGTGAGCTTACTGGGGTTCTTGGAGACAATGTCACTGCTAGATTTCGAGGAGTAGAAGGCGCTGGAGAATTTATCTTTAGTGCTGGGGATGACCTATTCACATTGCCCCAGTCGTTTGGACCTCAAGGTCTTCAAAAGGGATTAATTCGTACTGGTCAGGGACTACATAACATATATGCTCCTGGCTTATTCTCTCTGGTAGATGAAAGTGGAAACCTTGGAAAGTCTATGACTTTCACAGAGTTCTCATCTGCAGAGTTAGTAAAGACAGCTAGAGAGGCAATGAGTAGTGGAGTTTCTGTAGAAGCAGCTCTTGCTGAACGTTCAAAAGAACTGGGTAAGTTCATGGATTTCATGGAACCATCCCTAGGTGATGAAAGTTTTTCACTAGAAACTATTGCTAAGTCTCAGAGATTAACGATCGTAAATGAAGCAGGGAAGAGGGTAACTGGAGATATTGCACAGAAGGTTTTGGAGAAACATGGGGATAAACTGACTCCAACTAGTAAGGCTGGACGTTTTCAAATGTTAGCTCCGTCGCAGATTTATGCAGGGTTTACAAACCTATTAGATTACTCACGTAAGCCATGGCAATCTATACGACAACTGAATCCCACTGCGGAAGCACAGAGCGCAATTCGTAATGGTGACTTCCGAGACTTTCAATTTCTAGATAGCCCTGCTGCTATAAAGCAGTTTAAGGGGCCTTCAGGTGCTAGACTAAAGACTCTTTACCTATCAGACTCCCAGCTTGCAGAGTTGGAGAGTCTTGGTTTCCCCGTGGGCGATGGTGAGCTTTTGGTGAATGAAAAATTTAAAAACCAATTCGAAGTAACACGTACTCGTAGAGTTGCAGTACACGAGTTAAATACACAAGTAGGTGCTCAACTACGAGGCTTGCGTAAGGGTAATATTGATGTCTTATTAGCTAGTGCTTCAGCTACTGCTGATGATGTACTACTTGGAAGATCAGTTTCTGGAGAGCTATTGACCGCACGAAAAGGAACAAGGATTAAAGGCTTCTCCGAGGTTCCAATCAAGGGAACTGGAACTGCAGGGTACAACCTAGTCTTAGAAGAAACTATTCAGATGGGTAAGTATGAAAAAGTCTTTGGTGGACTTAAGGGCATGGCTAAGTTTGGTTCTTTTAATTCAAGACCTCTTGCTCAGGCATTAGGAATGGCTCCTCATGAATTAGAAACCTATGGTGCTCTAGGACGCTTTAGCGATATCAAAGCTGCAAAAGACCCAGCTCTTCGTGCTATGCAACAGTTCTCTGGAATAATGTTACATGCAAAGTCTCTAAATTCTCCAGATGCACAAACTATGTTAAGAAACTCTTCTCGTTTTATGTCAGAGATAAACCTTGCAGGATCTCCAGAACAGATGAACAAAGAGCTTAGAGCTATGGCTGGTCTGATAGGGATCACTGAAGGCTCTGAAGACTTCAGTAGAATCTTTGGAGATGCAGGTAATGTCGAGGGTGTTACCCGTTTAAAATTTGGTGGAACAAAAGAGTTTACTGGCGCAGGTAAGCTTGGGACTATAGAGCCTAGAATTCTAAATCTACTAGAGTCTCAAGGTGGAGCCTTCGGTAATGAAATGGGGTCAGAGCTTGTTGGTCGTGTTATGGCTGCCGATCCTGACAGACTTGCTATCCACAATGAACTTCGTAAAACATTTGAATCGATGGTAGAGGGCGCTAACGTTCCTACAGGTCAAAACATATCTATGCTAGATAAGCCTGAGCTTCAAGAGCTAAGAAGAACAGGTGGGTATATCGAAACTCACATACCAGATATGCCATCTATTTATATGCCAGGTTACAAAGATATACCAGCACTAGCACCTTATAAAGTTGGAGAGGATATGGTTACCACTGCTCCTCTTCAGAAAACGTTTAGGGATATTGAAAGAACTATAACTAGTCGAACACTTGGCCCTGCAGAAAAAATGGCTCAATTTGAGAGCAAATTCTTTCCAGAGCTTGTTCAAGCTTATGCACCTGCGGGCAAGGGTCAGGGAGCATTAGCTCGTGGACAGGTATTTGGTTCTAGATTCCTAACAGCAGTGTCAGGTGAGGGAGCTTTCTATGACTCTTTGAAGTCTATGGGACTACAAGAATCTGCAGTCATGGGTGTTCCAGAAAAATATGGTGTGGAGATGATTGAAGAGTTGGCTGCTCACGGTCAAGATGTCGAAGGAATGCTAGAAAGATTTAGAGCTGGTAAGCCTGTTGGGGCAGCTGTTGCACGTCACCCTTTCATTGGTGCTCACTCTATGCAACCTGTACAGATGATAATGTCTAAGGAAACAGAACCTGTTATATATATGCCAGAGAAAACTCTAAAGGTAAATCTTCCTGGAGTAGCAGAACCTCAGCCAATCATGCAAGGTATAGCAACTGGTATGGGTGCTGACAAAGATGCAGATATTATCATGGCTGTTGCAGTCAATAAGGATATGGAGCAAAAGGTTAGAAGTCAGCTTGCAGGAGCTAATGCTCAACTTGAAGCATATTCTCAGCACAGTATTAGAACACAGCTACTGAAGGGTGAGAAGGGTGGGGACGCGCTGGGTGTCCTAAGTCGTCGCCAGCAAATTGCAGCTGCAGGAACCAAGCTTGGTATAGTAGACGAGTATGTTGGACAAGTATCGAATAGCCTAGCCCAGGCTCGGGCTGCTGTTGGTGCCTCTGATATGAACTCAATTGCACAGAGTAGAGCACTCGGACTACTAGAATGGTTGGAGCAACAACCTATTTCTGCAAAACACTTATCTGAAAGCCAGATAACCTCTGGTGTTTTTGGTGATCAGATGAAATCTATCATGGCCGGTGTACAAGGAGATAGCGATCTTCTTGTAGATACCGTTCAAGATATGACTAAGGGTGCTCGGAATAAGACTATCAGGGATGGAATCCTTGGGTCTGGTTTTGACTTGGACAGCCCATTTGAAATGCACGGTCAACAAATCAAATCAATCAAGGGTTTTGATTTAAAGAATACTGCAGTAGCAATAGCTGAAGCTGTTAAAGGTTTTAAGACTAGTAAGATGGATGGTATAACACTGGCGCAAGCACAGAGGTATATGAAACCAGGTAGGTCAACCACGGCAAGCCGTAGAAACTTCCCTGACATGCTACGCGCAACAAGTGCGACAGGAGATAAGGTTCGATCAGCCTTTTCTGAATATCAAAAGCGAACTCTTTCTAGTATAAATAAAGCATCTGCACAGGTAACAGCTCGCATTAAACCTCTTGCTAAGCCTATTATGGCTGGGCTAGCAGCAGCAGGGTTTGCTTCATTTGCGCTATCTGGTTCACCAGGAGAACTTGCTGCCCCTGTAGATCGTGTAGGTTCAATGCCAGAACATCAGGCAGTAATAGGTCGTAGCAATAGAGATAATGTTTCTATCCCTGAGTTGGATCAGCAAGCACTGGGCAATCCCTCTGCTTCTGGAATGCGTTCTAATCGTCAGATAGTACTAGACGAGGCACAGTCTGACAGGTCAAGAGACATGCGTATGCGTATAAATGCTCAAAACCTAAACGCAACTCAGAGAAGAGAGCTTTCTTCAAGATTGAATTCTAGGTTTCCAGGTGGTTTAGACTTAAATATTCGTGACAGTAGACGTTCTTTGTCTCAGCATACACTTTCAGATATGATAGATTAACCATACAGGAGGCAGATTAGTGCCAGATTCACACGATAGCACATTCACAATTAACGATGTGGTATTAGATATACCACCTTCGCAGATCTCTATTAATAAAGTTAACTCTCTTAGAGAAGTGAAAGGTCTCCGTACGCCCTCTTCTATGAAGATGAGGTCTGGTAAAGCTGGACTAACAGTCTCTCTGGATGTATTTTTTGCTGATAATCAAAGTGTAAATGACAAGCTGCGCAGACTAGTGGCACAGTTTTCTTTAACTCCCTTCTGCTATGTAGAGAATGAACACCTACGTAATTCTATATTAGGCAAGGATGATAGTGGTCAGAACATGGCCCTGGCTCTACAGAATCTAACTGTTACCACAGTCCCTGGTCAGCCAGGCTTACTGAATGCTAGGTTTAATTTTACGTGGTTTAACTACAAGCCATATGTGAAAAACTTTCACTTCAAGAATCTACCTTTTATCTCCTTACCACATAAGCAACCTGGTGCTGCGTTTCAGATGTTCTACTTACCACAGTTAAGTAAGCATTCTAAGATGACCTTTAATGATTCAAAACTAAGACTTAGTCAGTTTGAATTTTTAATCACTGGTGATGAGAAGTTTGCTGAAGAAAATAATATCTCTCTAGATGTTAACAAACAGGCATTCGATAGCTTTCGTAATCTACTAGATGACTTTGTTAGAACGACTGATGCCGTTAGAGCTAATACAGAAGAGACTGATACTGCAGACTTGAGTGGGTTTAACCTGGACGGGCTAAGCGATATTGTTTTCAGACTAGGATCTGGAGACCCAACAGTGACTAACGCTGGGGGTATCTCTAGAGCACTAGCAGAAGCATCGTCAGCAGCAACTATCTTAGAAAATGCACAAGTTACAACCACTGGAGAGAACAAAGATATTAATAAGCTTATTGCTCAGAACAAGCAACTACTAGATGTTTCATCTCAGATTTTTCGCAATAAAGATGTTTGGTTTGAATTTCCGGCTGACTTACTTGGTGGATCAAACAGTATAGGAAAGGATAAGCCCTCTAAGCTTTACTTCCGTCGCGTAGATCTAGAGTTTGGAACAGAAAACGATGGGCTAATAATAGAACAGATAGCTGCATCTCACAGTAACATGCTAGCTATGTTGCCCATGACTGGTCATCAGTATCCTACAGCACAGTATCTTGGATCATCTGATAAACGTTTCAGCCTAAACTTAAAGGTTCTAGACGATGTCTCTCTTCAGGAATATGTGACCTTCTTAAACATTCACAACAACAATGTTCAATTAGGAAAGTTTATTCCACAATCTTATACAAATATAGAAGTTAAGAATGAGCTATTTGAGTTTATGTCTATCAATGAAGTTCTGATTGAAAACAGTGTAGAGAATACTGTTCCTGATCACCCTGGACTATATTCTGTCAGCTTAGATGTCGTTGAAAGAGGGGTGCGCCCAGAAGACGAGGAAGCTTTCCGTGCTGTGCCTACTAGTTTTGGGCAGGTTCGTATTGCTATATGGGATGCTATTTGGAGAAACATCGCAGTTCATGAAAGAGCAAATCTTATCCCTACAGGAAAAGGGGCACAAGAACCAGGTGCTAAAGAATTTCTAGAAGATACAATTTCTGGATTCTTAAGACCTGAGATAGAAAGCATGTTGAACTTTGCTTCTGGTACCACTATCGGAAGAGGGTTTAATATTGGTATTCCTGTTTATAATCAAATCACTGCAAACAGTGCTGGTGCAAACGCACAGCAAGGAGCTGTTGAGTTTGGACAAGGATTACCAGTAGCAAACGTCTCAAGAGATCAACTTGCTAAGCGTAAGGATTCTCCTAATAAAATTTCTAAAGGTTTTAGAAATTTACTAGTTCTCACATCTCTGAGTGATGAAGATGTGCTTGCTGTAGAAGGTCTATCAAATGTTATGTGGAACTGGGGAGGGGCAGGTTCTGGAGCATTGGGTAATGCATCTCTGTCTGCGCGATTGCTTGATCCTGTAGATACAGAGAGTGCCATCTTTACGAGTGGGCTAAGTGAGGCACGTAAGGTTATTCGCGCTAAGCTAGAACAAAACATAGAAACAACTGAAGATAGATATAAGAAAATTCAAGCAGCTGCCGATGGGATCAGAGAATACAAAGCTGCTATCGCTCAAGGTGGACAATCTGCTGAAGGGGCTAGTACGCTTAGGGTTCAAAACGCACAGGGAGAATTCGTTAACCTTGATAAGGTTCTAAAAGAAGCAGGACTAGAAGATGACTTTAGAAACAAAGTTATAGCAGCTGGAGAAGAAGATTGGCTAGGTGGGTTTAAAGATTTAAGTGCCACTCCTATTATTGCTCGACATCCATTGGGTAGATTACTTAGTTATTTAGCTACTCAGTCTGTAGGTGATGAGCAACAGGATTTTGTTGATGAGTACATAGAAGATCTTGATAATGAATTGCGTGACCTGGAAGAGGCTTTAGACTCTGGAGAAAGAGTCGGAGATCTTACAGATATATTCAGAAGAGGAACTGGACCTTTTAGCTTGTGGATACCACGAGCACGTGACCTTGCAGATCTAGTAATGCAAACAGACATCATTGAGTTTGATATGTTTGCTGAGGCTAAGAAGCTCCTAGACGAAATGGAAACTAGTCACCATGGTCATATCTATAAAGACATGCCGATGCAAGAGGTCCAAAATGTTGTACAGGATTCCCTTGGACAGGGATACCCACAGGGTCTTCGTCTTGAGCCTGACTTCTATTTTATAAATGAAACTGCTGATCTTTCACTTAACTCTTTTGTACCAGAAGAGCAGGTAGTTCAGATTCGAGATTACAGTAGTCAATATATAGATGATGTAATTGACCACAACAAGAACTGGTTTCAAGAAACATATCTGAAAGAAGTAGGATCCTCTTTCGGAAAGTTCCTAGAAGATTCCTCAGACAAACAAAACGTAAGCTCTCGGCTTACTGATCTGTTTAACTCACCAGGTTTGTCACAGATGAATAAGCCACCTAAGTCAACTGGGTCTGTGAATAATGCAACTGTAACTCGTGTTAACTCTGGTAAGACAAAAGAACTTAGAGGGCAGAAGTCCTTGAATACTATACCTGTAAGCGCAGGAGTTCCTGAGTCTCAGAATTCAATGTCTAAATTTGCAGATGCTAAGAACTATGTTGTACACGTACCCAATACAATTATCTCTGCTAACGCTAAAGAGTCTCTTTCTAGCGATGCTTGGATTATGCCTATAGAGGGGAATGTATTTATTAGTTCCACTCCTGGCGAACGCAATGTAAAAAATGGTAGTAAGTATCACAAGGGAACAGATATCGTTCTTAGACCAAAGGGTACAGTTAACGGTAAGCCTGTCTTTGCTGCTGCTGAAGGTGAAGTTATCGCTAAAAGAACATGGGGTGGAACTGGGTTTGGTACTGGTAATCAAGTTGTTATAAAGACCGTCAGTGGCGGTGAGATTTATCATCATAAATACTACCACCTTGCAGCTTTCACAGATGACTACGCCAAGGGTGATATTGTCAAGAAGGGACAACTGATAGGTTTCGTAGGTAACACAGGAACGAAGGCACCACACCTACATTTTGAGGTTAGACGTGGCGCATCTAGTGGCGATATCATTTGGCCATTTGGTTCTTGGTTACCACGTGGTCCAATAAAAAGCAGAGAAAATGATCCTATCTATGATGTCTCCCTGATCTCTTGGGGTGATACTAGCCATGAAATTACTAATGTTGCTGGCATAGCACCTACTGATAGAGGCAATACTATTCTAGAAGAAAGTATGAAATCTATGTCTAGAAGTTGGAACAAGAATGCTGGATACAGAATGAATAGAGCCTATCCTGGTATCTATCTTGCTTTTATTGAAGAGGATTCCCCTAGAGAGGTTTTGGTTTTTGATGCGTTCTTTAACTACCAGTCTATAGTTTCTTGCGACATCGTCAGAGACAGAGAGGTGGCTGCTGATTATTGTAAGCTAGTCCTAACTAATATCTCTGGAGTGCTATCGAATAAACATTTTCAAGGAACACTTTATGAGAATGAGGCTTTAAAAAGAGGCGAGTTATCTACTAAGAATACTAATTCAAACGTAAGGGGTACTGTAAAAGAAACTCAGATAACTTCGCTAATGCTAAGAGAAGGTATCAAGGTAGAAGTTAGATTAGGATACAGTGATTCTCCAGATAATTTAACTGATGTAATCGTAGGTAGAATTGTCGGTGTTCAATGGGATGAGACAGGAGATATCGTTCAGGTAGAGATCCAGTCTCTTGCAACTGAACTTGTTCAGGATATCAAGGGCTTAGATAAATCAGTTTCCTTTAACAGCTTCTTGTTTAATGATGCCAACACTGGGCCTCTTCTTGAGAACCTTATTGCATCTCCTGAGTGCGTAAGCTTTGGGCTATGGGAACGTGGTAATAAGATCAACAATGAAAACAGAGGCATACTGTCTAACAGGTTCCAATGGAACCCACGTCCACAATCAGATAATATCTTTGCACCAAGTGGCGAAGCAATGAATGCTATTGATCCGGGATTTGTATTCGACAGGATTACATACCGTATGTATCAATCTACAATTTGGGATGTATTCAAAGAAATGGAATTACGCCACCCTGAATACATTGCATCTCCAGTTCCCTACTCTGAGTCTAATGGTTCTAAAAAACGTATGACAATGTTCTTTGGATTACCAGACCAGCTTTACCATAGTAGAGATCCATCACTTACTGAGAATCGCAGGTCTGCAACTGTCAAACAAAACAGAGAAGAACAAAAGAAAAGCTTGTTGTCTACGTTCAGAACAGGTGGAAAAGTTCTCGGGGCAGCTCAAGAACTGTTAAGCAACTCTGCTGTAACGCTAGATAATAGACAGGAGTTACTCTCTCGTCTTAAGCAATCCTTTAGCAACCCCTCTCACACTAATATCTTAACAGGTGGAAGTTCGGAACAAGAGTTCAAGGTAGAAGGTCGAGTTAGTGCACTTGTTGATGCCTTCATTGATGCAGAGCTAGCTAAAGATGCTATAGAGTCTGGAGCTATTCAGCCATTCAGAAAATATCATTTGTTAACTAGTGACATGCATATCGTAGCTAATAATCTAAAAGCAAAAGCATCTAACACTTTCAATGCGGTTACTGTTCAGTATGAGGACATTTCTATATTTGACAAAGCTGCCAACTATGCAACAGCAGGATTGGCTAATCAAATATCTGAACTAGTTAGAGATGACCTGTCTATAGAGATAGATGATCCAGAAACTATCACTATGAAATTGGATCCAGCAATTCCCGATGAGTTTATCAGAGAGAACTTTGTTATCTTTCCTAATTGTCTAGGGGAAGCAATGGCTAAGAACTATTGTGTGTCTCTACTCCAGAAGGGTGTATGGCAGACGTATGGCGGGGAACTTATTATTCTGGGGAATCCAGACATAAAACCCTATGACATATGTTATGTAAATGATGCTTATACTGATATGGTTGGACCTTTCCAGGTACGTCGTGTTAGTCATCACTTCTCACATGAGACAGGGTTCATTACAGTTCTAACACCAGACTGTGTTGCATACGCATCAGAAGGAACCGGACTAACTCAAAACCAAGCAATGGCTCTCATGGCAGAGGTATTTCTACGTAAGACTGCTGGGATTGATCACAAAATAATTACACCTGGTAGAACCCCACTTGATGGTGCACAAACAACGCCAGGTAGTTATCAACTTGCTGCTGCTGCTGGAAACTTAATAAACTTCTTTGGTGGTAAGAGGATGCTATTTAGAACTCAGTTCGACGATCCGATCCATGTAGTTCCTATGTTTAAACAGGGCAAGCCTCTGGTAGCAGGGTTCGGTCCTATTCATTTGAGAAAGAACTTCTTTAGCACCAAGGGTTTCCTACGAGAAGCTAAAGATGCTATGACTGGTCTAATGGAGGGCGTTGACTCCCTAACCCTACAGTGGGACAAGGGTCTCTTACATGAAACAAGAGGCAGACTTAATGGAGAGAACGTACGTCAGTTTAAGATAAGGAGTGACCAATAATGAAAGGTACAAAAGGGCAATCTAGTTTCACTACTAAAGTTCAACATGAGAGAGAGGCATCTAGAAGAAAGCTAGATGAAGACTCTAACCGTAGTACTAAAAAAGCAATAGGAACTATACACAAGATAGATCCAAGAGAAACGGGTACACTCTCATGTACTGCCTGGGTCAGTAAGCTAGGACAAGGAAGAAGACTCTGGGGTGACGGCCGGGAGATTATTATCATAGATTCCCCTTTGGACTTACTAATGAGATTTGGTGGTCTTCAAGCAGGAATGATAATAGAGATAACATGGAGAGGAATAGGAGAATCAAGTAAAGCATATGCAAAGGTCTTGGCAGAAGCAACAGAAGATGAGACACTGAAGAACGGAGATCAAATACCAGATCGTAATGTGGATACACAATCATCGTTACCGTTTGAACCATTTGGTTTATTATCATAGGAGGAATAGGAATGACTATTAAAATATGGAAGCTAACTACAGAAAGCACAGCTCAAATGACGGTAGCGGCTGAAAGCGTACAGATGGTTGGGTCTAAGAAGAATTTTATTAAGACAGGGTCTGGTGGCAATGTCATCTATGGTCCTACATCTATAGTCGCTGGTTCTGAGTCTATTAGAACTGGCGGTGCTTATGTTTCCCTACCTGAGCCTGTACAGAGCCTACCTTCAACTGAGGTCACGCCCCTTCCTGGTAAGATATCCATACCTCCTATCCACGTAGCCTTTGATCTTGCACAAGACGTTGGGTTCTTTGCAGCACTTCTACTTCCAGTAGATCTATCCTTGGAGTGATTATAAGTGGCAGGAAATTATGATTCAGTGGATTTGGATTTCTCTTGGGATGGGGACTTACTACTAGATAATCAGGGTGACATAAAAGACACCTCAGAAGATCTACTACTCTCTATTCGTAATGAAATGTTTACTATTGTAAAATCTAGTCTTGGTGACTGGAAAGAAGATATTACAGTAGGTGCAGATTTAGATGACTTCGTTGGAGAGTCTAACTCTAGAGAAACAGCAGAGAATATTAAGATTAGATTAGAAAGCTCTCTTTCTCAGCTAGTCTCTGTTTCAGATGTAGAAATCAGAGTCACACCTGTGAGTATTTATAAGGTGCTAATTTCATTAAGCTTAGCTGTATTAGCTACTGCAGAAAATAGAATACAGTCTGGCACTGTAATTAGTGCCACATTCCTGTATGATTACTTAGAGAAGGGTGTCTATGTAGACCTGGATAATCGTAGTAGATTTGACGAACGTGGAACTCGATAGGAGGAGATTGGTATCCCACTTTTATTTGAAAAATCATTTGAACGTTTACAGGGTGAAACCCTAAACGAGCTGATCAATGAAACCAATATCACACGAACCTCTCCGGGTGGAAAGGCACGTAATCTCTTACGTGTAGTAAATAGAAAACTAAATAAGGCCTATCAGGAGTTTGATATAAATCTCCTTAGAGGCTTCTTACCTTTTGCAGAAGGACAATTTCTTGACTATTTTGGAGATATGCTAGGAGTTCCTCGTGCTCCAGCAGTCAGAGCAGGGGCTTCAGCGGCCGACCAACTAATTAGATTCTATGTAGAAACAGGAACATTTGGAGATATCAACAGTAATACAGATATCTTTATCCCTTCTGGAACATTTGTGTCAACTGGAATAAACAACTCTGGAACTGTATACAGGGTGAGCGTAGGCACGTTCCTGAACAGATTATCTGCGGAGCAATGGATTTCAGTAGAAGCCACAGCTGATGGGTCCACATCTAACGTAGGAACAAACACACTTACCTTTCATGATTTCACAAACTACACAGCAGCTGCTGGTCTATTAGTTAATAATCCTGGGCTAATAGATAATGGTTCTTCTATTGAGAACGATACTAACTATAGATTCCGATTATCTAATCAGGTTACTGCAGCAGAAAAAGCTAACGAAGTGTCAGTAAGACTTGCGGTCTTCGCTGTCCCTGGGGTATCTGATATAATTGCGAGACCCTATGCTCGTGGCATAGGAAGTTTTGATATCCTAGTTCAAGCTGTTATCCCAAACACTCCACAACCGTTAATCAATGCATGTCAAGAAGCTATAGAAAGAGTTCAGGCTCAGGGTATAAGTGGGCTTGCAAAAGCTCCAGATTTAAGTGGGCTAACCTTTCAAGTGTCAGTAACATGGCGTACAGATACTACACAGGATGTACGTGACCAGGTCAGGATTGACATCCAAACTGCCCTGCAAGATTATGTAAACAACCTTGACATTGGAGAGGGCTTTTTTGTTAATGAAGCGATCGAAAGAGTCATGGCAGTAAGCAGTCAAATACTAAACATCGGCACAGCACAACAGGCATTCGATGATATCTCTATCTATAAGGAGACAAAGCTAAAAGACAATCGTATTAAACAAACTCTTCTGAACGACTATCAACCAAGCGCAGAGGAGAGAGTTATTATTGAACCATCAGTTCAGATACCCATTGTAGTTTTAGATAAGAACTAATGGCAAAAAAGTATAAGGTTACACAAGAACTTGCAAACAGTTTTCCTGACTGGAGCAAGATTAGAACAGATGAGCAGTCAGTAGGCCAAGGTCTTCTGAATGTAATCGGTCGTAACCTTGAGACTATAGAGACAGAATTATTTCGTGGTTTCTCAAACACGTCCCTGACAACTGTTAATACTCAAGAGATAGATCTTGTTTACAGGTTTCAATTGCCTGAAACATTTGAGTTCTCCGTAGACAACGCAACCCAGTTACAGCCCCTGTCACTTGCCCCTACTGTCTCAGGACTAGTGGGTAATACTTGGTACCTAGTAGACGAAGCAGAAACAGGAACGATCAAAGAGTTTTGGTATGATGCGATACCTGACAGGTTAAACCTGCTGACCACTTACTCTGGAACCGACCACGTATTGTTAGACAGCAATAGTGAAGAGTACACGTTTAGTGGCATAAACAATCCATTCTTATCTAACACTTTATATGTTGAGGTATCAGGAGTTTCTCTCCTGGAGGAAAGACCAGACCTGCAAGATGGTTTCCTTCAGGCTAAGATTAGAATCTCAGGAACAACATGGAAAGATACAGAAGAAGCAGAAGAGATTCCTTTTATCTATAACGATAAAAAGAGAACACTGAAAGGTTGGAAAGAAATTGATCAGGTCCAGGCCCTTGACTTCCCAGCTTCGGGAGAGGTAAGAATATGGTCACACGGCTTCAACCAAGTTGACTACAAGGATTCGTTTGGAGACATATCTCAATTCAAACATAGTAGAGACAATCTTTCTACCTTCTGGAAAATTGGAACATCTTGTTGGCAATCAGATGTTGTGCTCCTAGAGTGCGAAACTTATGCAGCATCTCATGCTATTGATGTACTAAGAAACAGAACAGACAGAGAGGCATATAGAGAGTGGGAGCTACTAGACAGTGGTAACAATGTTATTACCCCACTTGATATTGCTCCTATCCCTTTCATGCAAAGAGCATGGGTTGTCACTGAGTCTGGTCTGCTATTGTATGATCTTGAATTTGACCAGCCATCTCAATCTGAACTTGTGGGTAAAACAAATAGTCCTCTTGTTCAAATAGTGACACAGAGAGACTACATAACAAGAGATGAGGAAGTAGAGGTAGACCTGAGATTTGTTCGTCCAGTTCGTACTGTTATAAAACATCGCCTAACGGTTAAGTTTCCTGATGGCGTATCCATGGGTGTTCTGGAGGATGGAACCTTAGTTTCTACTTCAACAGACTACTGGGTCAACAACATAATAGAAACAAGATCACTGAGATCTCCAACTGATTTCACATTAACAGAATTAGGCGATCATATATTTACTCTTGAAGTCGTCTTCAATGGAAACCTCACAGAGATAGATAAGCGTATAGTTCGTGTTAGTTCCAAGACAGCTCTTGCAGAGTTCAACTTGTTTAATATTATAGGTACAACAGTTGCGGGTGTTGATATCGATCACCAACAGCACATCTTAGTAAGAGATGTAGATAGTGGCGTTCATCACTTAGAACCCCACTATGACACAATGCTGATTGATTACGATACGAAAGAGATAATCTTTCATGAGAACTATAGTGAGGTAAAGATTATTAAATGACTGAATCTTTAATCGGACATGAGTTTGAAGTAAGCGGAATAGCTATCAAGGGTACACCTGTAGCATCTTCTGTTTTCAACGAACTTGACAGTCACGGTGTAGCTCTTAATCTGCCTCGTCTACCACTAGAGAGGAATGATGCCTACAAGAAGCGCCTGCTTGATGTCTTCGCACGTCGTGCAAGTTCAACTTATATAGGACTACTGAATGCTATGACAAGAGAGTTGGGATTAGAATATTCCAAGCCGATAACTATTGAGCTTGACTCTGCAACTCCTACAAATATTCAACCTGTTATTGAATTCATAGAGAATAAGGTCTTCATTTATTCTAACAAAGCAACCAGTACACTTGAGATGGAGATAAACAGATCCACTCCAGGAGTAGAAGGTTACTGGCTGGGTGATCTGGTAAATAAGATTAATACTGAGTCGGCATACTTTAATCTAACATTAGCATCAGGTCAGGAACCCTTTACTAGATCTGATACTATTATTAACCAGAGTAGTTCTAAGATTGTTAACAACTTCTTATTGAGAGATTCAAATATTCAGGTTCTTCCTAATCAGAATATAGAGAAGAACTCTCTGGTTTTTACAGACAGATTAGCTTTCAATAAAGAGGTAAATACAGAAGTCGAAGTTACTGCACAAGGATGCTACTTTGTTGATTATGTAAATGGTGTTATAAAAACCTTTTCTGTCCCACCAGAAGGTGTTCGCGCTAGATATAATTTCCATGAAACCTCTTTTAGTCCAGTAGCATCTCCTGTTATAATCAGAGACCTTCAATCAGAGATCTTTAAAGAATTACTTTTCTCACAAACTGTTAATTATGATGGAAGCCAGACCTCTGGTATTCCTACAGACCTAGGCGCTCTTATAATTAATGAACTAATGTCCGTCTATCCTATGTATTTTGGTGTATAAGAATGCCTGCTTTTACAAAACTTTTTGATACACAAATAGCTATTTATCAACGAAGAGCTGAAGGCCCAAGTGTTGGGCTATCCTCTTCCTTTGATGAGAGTCCCTTTCCTACCACCGGAAAAACTATAGATGGTTTCTCCTTTGATGATAGGAGATGGGGTGGTCAGCTAGACGACAATGAGGCCCATTTCGTTCCTGTCCTTTGGGACCCATCGATGGCTGGTGTAGAGGACAATATGGTTACGGGTATCGGAGATAGAAACGACCTACTGGTAACAGCTATTCAGTCAGTAGAGGATGGACCAGATAGCGTCTGGAGACCAAGAGTTCTTCATGGCTTTTACTATTCTGAAGACGAAGAGTTCTATCTTTATTCTGACGATGGCGTTATTGATGTCGTGCAAGTCTCAGGTCTTGCTCCGCCAACTGGCATAACGGCATCTGGTGGTAACCTGCTACAGCTTTCTTATGTACCAAAAACAGGTACACCAATAATAGCTCGTGGCTATGAGTGGAACAGAACTGATGGTGTCTACTTGCCAGATAGAGACGTTAGGAAAATGGTTGAGTTCACAGGAAAGTTCACGCCCTCTGGTCAACAAAATGCCCAGGATGGTAGCTCTATATTCTGGCAAAATGTAAATACTGCTGATGAGGAGTGGTACTTAGATACAACAACGAGCCCACCGACTGCTGTCTTTAATCAACAGGTCTCAAATCAGATAGGTGATTTTTATGTCAACACATCTGGACTGGACAGTATACAACTTGATGAGCTAGATACACTTGGAGTATCAGACGGAACTAATAATCAACAGTTCAACTTTACATATTCACCTATAGACAGAACTGCCCCGTTCACATTGTATAGTGACTTCCTGGGTGGCGATCATCGTATCTACACTGTGGTCAGTGACTTTACTTTATCAGGAGTAGACCAAGTAAAGATTGACTGGGACTTAGGCTTAGCTACATTTGGCACAACAGTATCAGGTGGTGTACCCCCATATGGATCTAACTTACGTGCTGGGTACCATAAAACTATTGGACTAGAGTATGAACCAACAGACTCTAGAGACTACGTACAGGACTCAAATGCAGACTTAAACCCTGTAAGGAGATTCACTGGGGACGGCTTTGTCTTTCTCCGTAATAGAGTGCTAGATGTTAGTCAGCTTCAGCTTACTGCTTTGTTACCTGAGATATCTACAAACTTCTTTGGTCCACTATTCCTAGGGAATAACTTTGCAACCATACAAGCTACAGCGCTTACTAAAGATAACGAAGTAGTTGAAGGTCAAGAGGTTACCTTTGAAATACTAGATGTAGAGATAGGAAGCTTTGGTTCTTCTCAGTCCACAAGTGCTATTACAAATGGCAGGGGGCAGGCCCGAACTCTCTACAATCCACCTCGTACTATTGAACAGTTAGGAGCGGTAACAGATGATGTATCCTCCACCGCTTCTGGAACTGACTTATTCTTGACAGACTTCCAGGCTTCCTCAGCTAGCGATACTCTTTTCTTATTCCAGGTGGCTAGAGAGGATCTTATTCTTGGGATACCGAAGTCAGGTCTAAAGAATTACTATGAGACATTCCTAACAGAAGAAGACTTTAACGGTCCCTCAATTGATTTTGACCTAGATCCAACAGGAAACTTTGCATGGTTAGGTTCAGCTGTAGAAGAGCAAATCAAATGGGAAGTATGGCACCGCGAGGTTCACAGCTTAGCTGTCCCTCTCGTGTATGGAGAAGAGGATCTCCGCACAGGTAAGAAAACTGTTGTGTCTGAGATTGATCCACTAGCGGTCAATCCTCACACAGGAGATGTGCCTGCAATCGTTCCTGTACAGCCTACCTCTATTACAATAACTGATAGTGGTACTGGTGTTACTTTTGACAGTATACTGCCTGATGTTACAGCCAGTTCTATTCAAAAATCTTATTTAATTGTTGGACCTACAAAGGTCAGAATGAGAGCTAAGACCTTAAATACACGTACAAATACTACGATCTTTAGTAACACTATTGAGATCTTGATTGATATTCCAGATGCCTCAAAGGGTCTATTTGATATCGATACTATCAATTCAGTTCCAAGTGGGACACTTACTAATGCTCACTACTATGACCAAGAAGGAACCACTCTTGAGCATGTTGAACTTCTGCAATCTGGTTTACTTCCCATTGGGTGGAGATTGAGATCCCCATCTATAACACTGGCAAGTGCACTAGATGGTGTTACATTCTTAGATCTAAATCCAATCCCCCAGGCTTATACCCATGATTTAATAACAACAGTATCTGGACTAACGACCTCAGGTATGTTAATTAATCTTGGACATGAGTTTGAGGTGACTATCTAATCTGATAGTATTACACAGAGGTGTCAGTTTATGAGCGACCAATTTAGGGTTACTTTTCCTATTCCAATTAGCTTTGCATCAGGCGAACAACCTTCTAATGTGAAGTTGAATTCTATTGCTACTCAGTCTAAGAATGGCCTTGCTCTTGTAGAAAGAGCACTTGGTGATCTGTGGACACAGTCTGGCGATAATATCATGGATGGAGAACCTCTCCAGATTACGAACCTCGCAAGAATCGTAGGGCAGCAGAAGGCTTCAAATGCCTTGATGCAGAAACCCAATCTAGAAGTTTCTGAAGTTATTCAATACGCTCAAAGTGTCGTATCTCAAGATGGTCAAACAGAAATACACCTTGATTTTGTACCTGAAAATACTTCAGTTCTGACCACGTCGCTATATAATGTAGACTTCTTCAATGCCGTAGCTAGGGATTCTATTGCTGCTGATGACGATTACCATCTAGATACTATAAATGGAATCATATATCTAGGCTTAGAATTGGATAGCAGTAACTTCAATACACCTGGCGTAATAGAGTATGAAGTTCTAGCTACAAACTGGCCGACAGACGGTAGTTCAGAGTCTGCATATAATGTAATTCCTCACCCAGATATGGAAACTGACTGGAAGGGTATTAAGTTTGTTAGACGAGATACTAATAAATACTTAGCATATCTACCACCACGTCGACCGCTTACTTCAGGTGCTTCTGAGATTGGGAAAATCCCAAGAGCTTCGAACAATAGCGTTCTTCCTG